CAGCCGTCCAAGAAGCATCGGAGCTTCTGGCTCGGATAGTTAATGGAGAAGCGGTGTAATAAAATGCCTGTGATCCAACAAAAGCTGTTGCAGGAGCAAAACAACTAACTGAAGCAAGAGAAGTATTGTTAGAAAATGCATAATAACCAATGCTGGTCACACTGTTGGGTATGGTCACTGTGGTAAGTGCATTGCTTTGAAATGCATAGTTACCAATGCTGGTCACAGAATTGGGTATGGTCACTGTGGTAAGTGCGTTGCTAGCAAATGCACCATCTCCAATGCTGGTCACAGAATTGGGTATGGTCAATGCAGCAAGCTGGTTACTAGCAAATGCATAGTTACCAATGGTTGTGACACTGTTGGGTATGGTCACTGTGGTAAGTGCGTTGCTAGCAAATGCACTAGTACCAATGCCGGTAACACTATCAGGTATGGTCACTGTGGTAAGTGCGTTGCCAGCAAATGTATAATCACCAATGCTGGTCACACTATCAGGTATGGTCACTGTGGTAAGTGCGTTGCTAGCAAATGCATATGCACCAATGCTGGTCACACTGCTAGGTATGGTCAATGCAGCAAGCTGGTTGCCATAAAATGCAAAATCACCAATGCTGGTCACAGAATTGGGTATGGTCACAGATGTGAGTTGGTTATTATAGAATGCACCATTTCCAATGCTGGTCACAGAATTGGGTATGGTCACAGATGTGAGTTGATTGCCTTGGAATGCACTACCACCGATATTTGTTACGCTGTTGTTGTTTGCAAAAATAACAGAGGCGACAGTAGCTTCGTTCGCAACCCAATCATTGGGGATGTCCCCAGTATTTGTTGAGCCTACTTGGACACCAGAAGAGTTAAAGGCTTTGGAGGTAATGATGAGCGGAGGTGGACCAGATGCAACTCTAGTCTGCGGTAACGATAAGCCTAAGCCGAGTTTCGGCATGGCGATTTATCCTGCCTTGTAGGCGATAAGAAGACCGCTGGTGATCGTTACCGAACGAATATCACCGTAGACAATAGTACCGGCGGTCAAGGTCGTAACTAAAGAGGCTGCTCCAGTAACACCGGGAGCTGTAATAGCGCTGATAGCGGTATCTTTCAAAATTTGGATAGCAACGAAAGGACCATCAGAAGCAGTTCCAGTTGCGGAGAGAACGGTAGAACCGTTAAGACCAAGGGTCTGACGGCTGAGTTCATTCGCTTTGTTTGCTGCCCTCTGGACGTCGTCCAAGGGTAGCGGTGCTGTGCCTTCGGGATATAGGGCCATAATTTATTCCTTAGGTTACGGTCGTTACGAGCTGGCCGAAAGCACCTGCCCTATTACACTCCAAAACAAAAGCATTGCTAGCACGAGCGTAAGTATCTGTGTTCCCGATCAAACTCGGGTTCAAGATTTGAGCATTGGTAACTTGGCCGGAACCAACTGCCCGTTGGAAGTTACGGATAAATTCATCGGAAGCTGGGTAGGCGCTACTGCCTTGGAGATTTTCTCCGGAAGTACCACGCAATTGAGCGCGGGTAATCTGACCGAACAGTAAAGCCCTTCGGAGTTGGCTTACGAATTCAATATTTGCTTGGGTTGGTTCTGACATAGTTTCTCCCTCCTTCTATTCCTGATAATCCTTAGCTTGTCAATCTTTTCCCTTACTTTTTTCTCGATTGCTTGGGCAGATATTCTTATACCAGCAGCCTCGCAAAGATTTGGGACTTGATCAAAAAACAATTCAAAATGTAAGGGGGTAAAATAATTCTTCGGGTCCAGCTTGCGACCAATGGGTGCGGTAAGGGCGAAGTCTAGATCGTGAATCCCCTGCTCAACAATCGCGCAGACAAATTCTTTCCAGCCTTCGCCCTTAACCTCACGCTTCACTTACGCCATCTTTCCTTCTGGGGCTGCGGCCATCTCGATGGCTTCGGCAAATCCAGCTTCAGCGGGAGCTTTGCTGGTTTCTTCCATTTCCATCTCAGGCATTTCCGCTTCGGCTCCTTCGATAGAAACCAAGTCCAAAGACTTGCCACCGTGTTTAAACGTGGCCATAGCTTCGAACGTGTCTCCCTCGACGACGCCTTCGGGCGGAGTGAAACCCTTCGGGACTGCAAACGTAGCAATCTTCATATTTTTATCTCCTCTTTTAGGAGTGACAGCAATAACGATCACGGCGGGGCCACGACCTTTTTTCGCTGCACACTCGGGACATCCGCAATTCATGTTTATAAAAAGAAGGGAGGCGCAGGGATGTGACCTACGCCCCCCTTCAATTCAGTTACTCAGATTACGAGTAGCAACCAACGAGGCCGAAGTCGGCCGCGCAGCGCTTGTGGCGGATAACCACACCGAGCTCGGGACGAACGGGTTTCGAACCGGAGCTAAAGATAGCCCGGAAGAATCCGATCGTGCCGTCAGGGTTACAATCCCGGCTGGGGATATTCCGCCAGCGGAAGTCACCGCGGTAGCTCTGCGGGTCGAATGCCATAGCTCCGGTGGAGCTGATGGGCTTCGCGACCAGCGAGGTGAACACGTCGGGATGGAAGATAATAGAATCTTCGTATTCCGCCGTGAAGTACGCGGGATTCGGGATGAACCGAGTGCCCTTCGATGCGTTAGCATCTGTGGCATACGGATAGCGACGAACCCAAGCGCCACCAACGAAGTCGTAGCGAGGAGTCATGGTGTCTACCAAATGGTAGAAACCAGCATAGCTACGTTCTACGCCGAGGGGCTGGATTAGTTCGCTGGGTTTCGCATAACGGAGATCCTGACGGATGTCCGCGTTGAGCTTGATCAGGTCGTCAGAAGCCTCGGGGGAGGTGACGAGCAAGAACACGGGAGCACCGTTTTCTTTGCCGTATGCATTCTGAGCAGCGCCGTCACGGATCAACCGAGAGTAGAAGTAACGCAGGATGCCCTGAGTCAATCGGCTCGTCGGGAGAGCGGAGGTGCTGAAGGAACCCTTGGTCTGGCCAGAAGCCGCCAAAAGTTCACCTTGGTTAGCGTTTACGTTGTAGTTAGCGAGACGAACGTATTCGTCGCGGTAACGGTTTTCCCAAGCATACTGCGTGTTCTCAGTCAGAACTGCCATGATGTTGCGGAGCTGTTCCTGCCGCTTCACGGGGAAGCGAAGGTCGTTCAAGCAGATATCAGGGGAGTTGATTGCAGCCTGTTGGAGGTTATAGGTACGGAGGGTCTGGGCGAAGCCGAGGTCGTTACCGGCAACAGCGCAGGTTCCGGGTCCGGTGTTAGAACCAGTCGGGGTAGCGCCGATGACTTGGGTGCCGACACCGTTATACGCTACGTCAGAGAACGTAATCCCAGCGCCGGAAGCCGGCAGGGTCCGCTCATAGATCAGAACGTTAACAGTTGTGCCCATCTCATCCGGCCAAGCTTCTTGCTTAACCAGAGTCGTCCACGGGGACGTGTTCAAAGTCTTCCGATAGATATCCGCACCGATACGGCCGGACTCAGTAATCAGAAGATTCTCAATATTCGTACAAGGCATATTAGTATCTCCTTTGTTAAAGTAATGACTGAAGACTTCTCATCACACGATGAGCGTGTCTCTTTGTCGTTTCTTATTTTAAGAGCCGGCAAGCCCTAGAGGTTAGTTGGATACCCGTTAGCCGTCGGATACCGCGTCGGTGTCATTTAAGCGTAGCCTGTAGGGCGCAGGCGAGTTAGCCCTATCGCATCGACACCTCTGCCAAAGAACTGAGATACGATGTAACTAGTTGATGCGGGGTGTCAAGACCCTAGCCTAAAAGATTGGAAAGTTCTTCTCGGTGGGCATCGATCCCACCCCAAGACCAAAACTGTCTAACTGTGTCTTTATCCTGTTTAGGATCTCTCCATTCAAACTTATCTCTGTGGTGTTTCCAAGCATATGCTCCTAGGGTATTATATTCGCTAAACCTACGCTCTGGGCGAGTAGCAACGAAAGTGTCAAAAGGCACTTTATGGGTAGCCTGAAGGAAATTCCTCATCTCTTTGTACAGCCACCTAGGGAACGTATGCGGTGGCCTACGCATGAACTCAAACTCTGGTTTCCAACCTATTGCTTCCTGTACGATTGGTTGCCAAGGGCATTCCCCGATTTTGTCGTAAGGCTCATAGTATACAATCGCTTTGCCTTTGTGGATGAAATCCTTGGGGGACACGTCGTGCAACCAAACAGTATCCGAATCAATGTGACAGATGAAATCGGCGTCAGAGTACAAATCAGCGTTTAGCTTGGTTACCTGCTGGCCTAAGTAATCCTCTGCGTACCTAGGGCAGATATGTACTTTCTCCAAAGTCAGGTGGTTCAACTCGTGCTGGTCACCATGCGGTACAACAATATGAATCTGACGAAAACCTTTGGCTGACTTGGCACAGGACTTCAGGCAATAAGAAAGCCACTCGAAGTCTTTCTTATAGCTACGTATGAATAGGTCTACAGAGGCTTGCATAAAAGATCGTATTGGGGTCCTTCCTCAGGAGGGAACGATTCCAATCCGTACCCGAGTTCAGACCTGAGATAAGTGATTAATGAGATAGGGGATTCTCCACGTTGTTGTAAGGCATGTTCGTTAACCTCGATCCACATGACTGGGCGGTGCTTATTTATAGTTTTCTTGGCCCCCTTCAAAGCTGATACCTCAAATCCCTCTACATCCAATTTAAAGAAATCTAGCCTAGGTAAATCGTAAGAATCCAAGGTCACAACAAAAACAACTCTGTCACCAGAATCAGTTATACGACTCGACCCAGCGTTATCCGCTACAGAGAAGAACTGGCTACTGGGTTTATCACTAAGCCCAGCCTTAACAGTTATGGCGGATGGACAATTATAAACTAAACATTCGTACGCTGATATGTTTGGCTCAAAGGCATAGACTCTTCCGGTAGACCCGACAGCCCTAACATAGGCTACGGTGTGGTCACCAATGAAAGCCCCGGCGTCGACAACGTAATCGCCATCCTTGATATGCTTTAGAATAATCGGGAGAGAATACTCATCGTGATCTAACTTCCCGGTCTCTTCGACCCAGCGGGAGATATGCGAATCGTTTTCTAGTACAGCAATGTTATTTGGTAGGATCTTCACTTCCAGTTTTCCTACGCATCCGACGCTTTTTCGGTTTTACTTCGGGAGTTTTGGGCACCTCTACTTTCTTCGGAGACCGACGCTCACGAAGCCTTTCGATTAGAGTCCCGTCTTTATTTTGATGGAACATAACGGCTTCCTTACTGACCATAGCATCGACGCTGGCCTGATCCGGGAAGGTAAAGTTACGACCCTCGTCCTTACGCCAAACATGCTGAATCGATTTAGTCCAATAGGCTTGCCCAATAATCTGCTCAGCACCGACAACGTCAAACGCTGCAAGATCAGCGTGAACTAAGTTGAAAGCACGTTCCATTACGTTCTTGGGGTAGATAGCATTCCCACTCATATGCTCAGGAGTACCTTCCACTTTAACTTGAGCCCCCATAAAATACTGACCGCAGGCACGGTACTCGGAATCGAGAAGATCGTGCCAACCAGAAATAAGGGGAATGCAGTCTGGCTCGCACCAAAAGTAAGCCTCTGGATTCGGGCCCCAAGTAATATGCTGAGTTACACGCTTGAACAAATGGTTAGGGCTCATAGGCCAGCCACGCTCGTCCTCGTCGTGAGGGACATACAGTTCGTAATGCCGACTGATCTCAGTTGGGTTCGGCACTCTACGAGCACAGGCAACCATCAATCGATGACTACCGATTCCCCCGAGTTCTTCAACCCAATCAACCCAGCGAATCGCCTGCTCCCGATCCTGAGGACCGACTGGCAGTACGACTAGCATTAGCGACCCATCGATTTTTCGAGAGCTTCTAGGAATCCGACGTTAGAAGGCAATCCGGCGGACGGAGTATTATTAACCCCAGCTCCAGCTCCAGGAGTTGCTACCTGCAACTTCTGTAACTGAGCCTTAAGGTCAGCAATAGTCGCATTGCTCTTCTCTGTCAGATCACGAACAACCTGAACAGCAAGAGGGAACAAAACGGCTTGATACGTGAGGGTGGCACGTTGCTGGTGATCGAGCGGTTGCTTGTCCAGATAAACCGCCTGCTCACGAAGAGCTTTGATCGTGTTATCCCACTCGGGCGTCTGTCCTCGTTTGAGAATTGGAAAAGAGTCTTCGAACTGGCCCCAAGTGTTTTCGAAGGCAACGTCGGCTTGCTTGTCAAAAGTAAGCCTAGCTTCCTGTTCAGCGGCCGTTTCCTGCCTTTCGATTTGGGCTAGTGTATCGTTGGCGGACTTAAGCATATCCTCCTTACGAGAACGAAGTTGCTCGATCTCATCCAACTTTGTCTTAACAGCCCACGCATCCATCGCGTCTACGCCATTCATCACATCCTTAAACTCTGCTCTGCGTTGGGCTGGGTCTTTAATGTCCAATACTTTGAGGACATCTTTCACGTTAAGCCCTTCGTAACCAGCTATGGAATCAGCCAAGCCTTTCTCGGCTTTAGCCAACGGCTCGCTGATAGTACGTTTGTATTCGCGAGTGGATTCAACCCTGACCAAAGAAAGTTGGCTCTCGTAATCAGAAACTAACTTACGAGCCTCTTCGAGTTCAGATTTGATGCTCTGAACTTCTGACGAAGCTTCTGCATTACCAGCGTTGCGAGACTTTTCAAGTTCTTGCTTTAGGGTAGCCAACTCCTGTTCAGCAGCTTTCAACGCCCTAGCTTTGGCAGCAAAAGCAGAGTTAGCAGAGTTAGTCGCCTTTCCTGGAAGTTTTTCTTCTTCAGTAAGTTCGCCTTCAGCCTTGGCAACAGTCTTTGTCTTTTCAGCCTCGGGAGTCAACAATGAATCGATAAGTTTAGAGGGGGTTTTGATCTCGGGAGTTTTAGCCAGATCTACTTCAGCAGGTTTAGTCTCGGTCTCTTTGACAGCTTCTGCTGGAGCTGTAACAGCGGTGTTAGTTTCGGTGACTGGAGCCGTAGCAGGAGTAGTGGACGGCTCAATCACAGGGTTCTGGGAAAGTGGAGTAGCGGAAGCCAAAGGAGCTTCTGTGTTCCCGAGGGCGGAATTCAGCGCTTCTCCGAGAGATCCAATATCAGAATTTGTTGCCATATATTTGTTTTCTTATTTTATCTGGTTGCATCCTCCCAAGGACCTGGCAACTCTTGTTGCTCGTTGGTGGGTGTCTTGAGAAGTTCGATTGCTTTTATAGCGGCAAACCAACCCTCGGTTCTAGAGTGCGCGAGGGCTCTAATGTTGATGCTCTCGCCGTTAGTTGTCGCCGGAGTCAAAATACTAACTTGAGGGATACCAAGATGAATCAGAGCAGTAAGACCAGCCCGCATGTGTGGCTCTTGCCAAGTCTTTTCCCAAAGCTTTACGTAGTCGTCGCGCTTGCTCCACTCTTGGAAAGTCATTCTTATGTTTGTCGCAGAATCCGAAAATTAAGCAAGTCTTTTCTTTTCGACCGATAAACGATTCTTTTCGGATTGGGCCCGTAGACGCTGAGCTGTTTGAGCATCTCGTAGCGCCATACGTTGGCGAGCCTCTTCACTCTTGATCGCAATCTTGGCGTCTGAGGCTGCTTTGTCGATCTGGGCATCTGCCTGCACCTTAGCAATCTTAACAGCGTACTCAGCCTGCAACTTACCCTTAGCATCATCAACCTGCATCTGCATAGCGTCTTGCAATTGTTTCTGTTGCATCTTCGCCATAGCTTCCTGCTGTTGCCGTTGTTCACGAGCGAGACTTTCCCCAAGTCTTTGAACGGCTTGAGTAATTTTATTGATGATATCTTTGTATTGGCCGATAACAGCCTGACGACTGACATCGGAAGAAATCTGTTGGAGATGAGAAGCCATATGGGGTCCGGAAAGGGAGAGATACTTGAATGCCTCAACAGGCGGGACTGCGTTCTGGTCGAGAGCTTGTAGGAATCGAACAGAATCCATAGCGTGGATTTGTAAATGGACTGCGTGGTTCTCTCCGGGCTGGACGGTGACGCTTCTCCCGCTCTGCATAGAGTCATTCTCAAGTTCAGCAATCTTCGCGTCCACCGGTAACCTCGGAGGCACAGCACTCGGAGAGGCATAACGATCGACCTGATCGTATCCGACACGGACAGCGATACGATCGCGAATAACATTCGCGCGACCTGTCTCGTCGAGCATTGGCAACATCTGCATAAATTCGTTGTACGCCAGCAGTCGAGCTTGAGCGCTCCCATACCCGACAGCTTTTAAGGGCGCTACATCATACACCTCCTTAAGGGCTTGCATTGGAACTCCGCGTTCGCGGAGGCGTTTAAGGAACTCAATAGCGATAGCGCCTCCCGGCTGACTGTCCTTCCAATTACCTTTAGCGAGCCGGCGAAATTGTTCTTTAAGGAGCTTACCCCACGGAACATAATAGAAATTCTGTGCTTGCGTAGAAAGTACTGCTTCTTTCTCGAGCTGGGCACTTACTTCGGTAGCGGTACGCTCTTGCGAGGCGGAGCTCACAACTTGTGAGGCGTAACTCCCCGTGTTGTTCCTGCGAATTGTCGAAAGCTCTTGGGCGATCGGTAAAGCGTTATTTGCGAGATTTGGAGAAGTCCGCTCAACAATATTTAGATTCGGAGGGAGAATCGCCATCGGTCCGTTGTAAGCAATGGTCAGATTCTGCAAGTCGTCCATCGTTTGTGGTTGGATCATCACAGAAGTCGAAAGCAAGGTCGAATCGATAATGGCATTCCGTAGACGGTTGTTAACTTGGATGTGGGGGTAAATCTTGTAGGCGAGACCTCGGACAGAATGAAGGGTACCGTTAGTGCCGATACCGTAGGTGAACATCACCAAAGCTTCGTTAATGTTTGCGAAACGGTTGTCTTTGCGGAAAAGGAAATTTTGATTGGAGCCGTCACGAAGACCGATCGCATGAGTCACCCGCCCATCGAACTCCAAGATATAATAGTGAATGGTCTGAATCTCGGCAGAACGAGCAAAAGAAAGAGAAAGATCGTTGTCTTTCAGCATTACTTGAATCTCTTCCCATTCGAGTTTCGTGCCAGCCACGTCGGCAGGGACTGCGTTGATAATCGCCCTACGGGCTTCCTCTACATCCCACCCAACTGCCTTGGCCGCCTTCGGGTCTTTAATATATTGGTACAACTCGTGGGCATAATAAGATCTGCGAGCGCAACAAAATTCGATACGACTATCGGTAGCGGGTATGCCTCTCGGGACATAAAAATCACGGAGCCCAGCAACCTTCCAGCGCCAATCGGTATCGTCGTCGAAGAAAGCAAAGCCAACGCCATAAGCAACAAACTCGTGGGCTAGTCGTTGCTGGTTGTAAAAGAACTCATCCCAGTCTTTGCGTAGAACGCGGTCGAACTCTTCGGAAATAATCTGGTTGTAATTCCCCCGCTGGGTTGCGTCGCCAAACTTGGTCTTTACTTGGGCCAACATCGGGACGCCGTTAACCAAATCAGAATAAGCCGAAAGGGCATATTCCAAATCCGCCGAAGCTTCTAAGAAATTTAGATTCGAACGATAAGACTGGCCGAGATTCCGCAGAGTGGTCGGATTGTACGGTGGCTCACCATCGAGCATTGCTTGGACGCGCACCCGTTGCGAAGCGCTATCAGTATCTGCGTCCAAAAGGTTCGTATAGATCGCAAAAGCAGATTTAGCATCTTTAAGCCTCGATTTGGGTGGCCGACCCTCTGGGGAGATTGTCTCTAGGTTCTGATCCACGTTAAACTCCTACGTACTCAATTACTTGGCTTGGGTCAAGAATATAAGGCATCAACTTTTTTGGTAAAGTCTAAGAAGTCTCGGTATTTGCCACCCCCAGCCACAGTAGTCCCAGCTATAGCGTTAGCCCTTTGACGGCATACATCTAGCATAAGGAAGGCTGCGTCAGCTATGTCGGGGGATCTCCCGAACCTAGCCTTCATATCCCTCTTGGCTTCTATGTATATCTTACCCCGCTCGGCAGTCCTGTACTGCCTCCCAACCAACTCCCTAGCCAAATCAACGGTAACCCCCCGAACTTGGTTAGCCCTCAAGAACTCTCTACCGACATACCAAAGCTCGGAAACTCGGTTCCCGTAAGACTCCTCCGCCTTTATATGGGACGACCGGCTGACGGCCATACCGCTGGGCCTTTCAGAAAACTTAACCCTCAAAATAGAGGGGCTCCAAATCGTGGCAATAATATCGCAAAGGGGATCTCCGGCTCCGGTGGCGTCGACCGCCAGATATCTAGGTAACACCCCATACTTCTCGCACTCGGACTTCAATGCTTGAGCAATCTGAAAGTTACGGGGGTTATCTCGAATAGACGAGTTCTCTCGAAGCTCGACGTACTTGTCAAAAAATACTGTCATACCCGCATCTGTCTCTCCGTACTTCCCGAGAAACAAGACCGACCTATCCCCTCCGTTGGTGAAGCCAGGATCAAAACCGGCCACGGGAATGGGCTGTTTAGCTCCCACCCACATAGCGGTCTTGTGCGCCTCGAACTTACGCAAATCCGCCTCGCTGTATATGTTCTCCTCCGAGCCTGCCGGAGCAGGGAAGGAGCGAATAAACCTCCAATAAGACAGAGAGTTCTCCCCAAGACGCTTCCGGTCCTCGTCTAGTTTTTTACCCGTCAGCAAGAAAGGCCACTTGTCGTCATGCTCTAGGTTGGGAGTTTTCTCTCCGTCTAAATGCAGACAGAAACCGTCTTTAGTCTCCCACCCTCCCTCGTCTACGGTGATAGACTGCCAGCCTGCCGTGGGGGTAACGAACTGGCCAAACGGGTCATAGGCAGAATTAAAGTTACCGCAGGCGACACATTGAAAAAACGGATTGGCGGAAAGATTGGCGGTCGCTTCAAAAATAGCGGGCGATACGTCCGTGGCCTCGTCAATCAGGAGAAACACTCTCTTGTTCTTCAGGCCGAGCAACTTCTCCGACGCTTCTTTCTCTTTGTCTTTTGCCGAGGGGACGAGAGTAATGCTTGAGCGGTCGCTACTACCCTCCTCTAACACTAGCTTGCCCATCGAGTCGACTAGCTTGCCTGGCATGACTTTGGCCTGCATGTGACGCTCACGGACTCGACCCCACATACGCTTACGGGCCTCGCGAACCGACGTAGTGGTCACCAAGACCAACGTGTCAAAAGGAGCGCAGTACCAATTAACTAATCCCCACAACCCAACCACCTCCGTCTTTGCGGAGGACTTGGGGCCAGAGATGCCGAGATAATTCCACTTGCAGAGCTCGGCGATCTGATCATCCGCCCACGGATTGCGTTGGAACCCAGTAGGATTTTTCTTTGGGTGATACGGCCAAAGCATCTCCACGACGTTCCAGAAGTGTTGCTCTTTGCCCAATCCCCCCTGCTCGGGGTTAATGCCCTCCCGAAAAGCAAGTAGTTCAATAGTAAGCTGGGTCGCCCCCTCCGGCCACAACCGGCCATACTTCTCTATCTGGAGCATCACTTGATAGTATCAGAATCCGCTTGGCAATCCACTCTTTTTATAAGAGATGATCTGGATGGTAGCTATTGATCCTGGAGCGAGTGGGGGCATAGCGTCCATTACTGTGAACGGTATGGCCGATGCTGTAAAAATGCCTGAGACCGAGGGAGATGTGCTGGGTAAGCTAAAAAGTCTTCGAGTGTGCCACGACGTGATCGTAATCGAACAAGTGGGTGGTTACGTGGGTGGGGCGGGCAGTCCGGGTTCAGCAATGTTTAACTTTGGCCGAGGGTTTGGGTTTATCCTAGGAGTGGCTATGACGCTAGGGTACCGAATCGAAATGGTTCGTCCGCAAGCGTGGCAAAAAGCTCTGAGCTTGGGAAACAGCAAAGGCATGGCCAGCAAAACAGAATGGAAGAATAAACTGAAAGCTGAAGCTCAAAGAAGATTTCCAAATTTGAGCGTGACATTGTCGACGGCGGATGCACTATTGATTCTCGAATATGGCAGACATCACATTGTTCGAGTGGCAGAAACCGGGAGCGGAAGCTCTATTACAAAGTCTTCAGAAAAATAACGTAGCCCTCGACGCCAGCGATACTGGCACAGGTAAAACAGCCAAAGCCGTCTGGCTTGCCCAACAATTACAAGCGGACGTCATTGTCGTCTGCCCAAAAGCAGTTATCCCATCTTGGAAAGAATGGCTAGAACGAGGGGGTATAACGCATGACGTTATAAACTACGAGAAGTTAAAGACCGGGAAGACAAGGTTCGGAAAATGGAACGACGCCAAGAGTTGGGAGTGGACTTTCCGAGGGGCGAAACTTTTAATTTTTGACGAAGTTCACCGGTGTAAAGGACCAACAAGCGTTAACGCTAAAATACTTACGGGCTCTAAGAAGTACCCAGTACTGATGTTATCCGCGACCGCTGCAGAGAATCCGCTGGACATGCGAGCGACAGGCTTCATGTTGGGCCTCCATGAATACCACGACTTCTACCGGTGGAATTACAAGATGGGTTGTCGACCTGCCCCATGGGGCCGTGGTCTGGCTTTCATGGGCGGAAAGAAAATGCTACAAGAAATTCACAGATCTATTTTTCCGGAGAAAGGACACCGCATCCGAATCGCTGACCTCGGGGACGCTTTCCCAAGCAACTCCGTGTTTGCAGAGTGCTACGACATGGGGGACGTCGACATCATCTACGAAAAAATGCAAGCGCAAATCTCGGAACTCAAAGCTAAAAGATGGAGCGACAATCCGCTCACGATCAAACTCCGTGCGAGGCAAGAAGCGGAGTTGATGCGTGTACCTGTCTTTGTCGAACTTACCGAACAAGCGATTGCAGAAGGAAACGCTGTCGTTGCTTTCTTCAATTTTCGACAATCGCTTGAAGCCTACCGAAACCTTGTCAGAGAGGAATCGACAGAAATCATTGGCGATCAGAAAGATGATGACCGTGTACGGAATATCGCGGACTTTCAAGCAAACAAAGTAAAAATATGTGCTTGCATGATTCAGGCGGGTGGTGTTGGATTGTCCCTACATGACCTGCAAGGAGTACCAAGAATCAGTCTTATCGCGCCAACGTACTCGGCGATCGATACCAAGCAGGCTCTCGGAAGAATTCATCGAGCGGGAGCTTTGTCTCCCAGTAGGCAATACTTGCTTTTCGCAAACGGAACCGTTGAAACACAAATCGCTAGGAGCCTCCGTCGAAAACTCCACAACATTGAAACACTATCGGACGGGGACACATTAGGAGCAATACTATGAGCCACCACAAATACGGACCAAGTTCACTCAAATGGCGGGAGATTTGCCCCGGATGGGACAACGAACCACAGCCAACGGAAGGGGGTTCTATCGCCGCTCAAGAGGGAACGATGATGCACAAAGCTCTCGAGACAGGGAACTACGAGGGTCTAGACGAATGGCAGAAGAAGAATGTGTTGATGGTTGCCGATGTTTTCCAAGGAATGAAGAATGAGCTGGGCGAAATCATTGCCGACCTCCCAGAAGTGCAGTTGCAGATTGCCGAAGGTAAGACATTCGGTACTGCCGACATCGTACTGATCGGGAAAGGCAAAGCCAAGATTGGTGACGCCAAGTTCGGATGGCATGCCGTGGATGACGCGGAAGATAACATTCAGGGCTGGGCGTACGCCGTGGGGGTTTTCGAGAAATGGAAAGAGATTGACGAAGTCGAAGTGGTCTTCGCACAACCTCGCATCAACATGATCAGCAGACATACTTTTAGTCGTGACAAAGATTACGATCGGCTTAGACTCCGCGTAGAAACAATCATTGCTCGGGCTCAGCAACCAGAACCGGAACTGAACCCGACGGAGAAAGGATGTCTTTACTGTGGAAACAAAGGAACATGCAAAGCACTACATTCGAAAGCCCTCGTCATCAGCAAAGGATACGACATGCTCCGAGACGCAGAGTTGCCGGTACTCGCAGACCCGCTTACTCTTGCGACTCCTGACCAGAGATCGCAGGCTGAATCCATCCGTCGCGTCATGGAGAGGTGGTGCGACAGCGTCAAGAAATCAAATATGGACTTCCGTATGTCGGGTGGCGACATCCCAGGCTATGAGCTCAAATCTCGCGCCGGCAAAAAAGAAATCGTTGACGCCACGCAAACGTACGACATCATCAAAGACAAATTAACAGCAGAACAATTTTCGGCATGCGCCACCATATCGTGGAGCAAGCTAGAAAAAGCCTACGCGGAATCATTTCCTCGTGGCCAAAAACAACAAGCAAAACAAGCCTTGGAGGATAAACTCAACGAAGCCAATCTATTGAAAGGTGGAGGAGAGGTGACCTACTTGGCAAAAACCAAAGAAACAAACTAAACAAAATATGAAAACATCATTCGCGCCTACCAACGCAAAAACAACCAAAGCATCAAACCCCGCAGTAGACGAACCAAAAGAAGAAGGAGCGATTATCGAAGCGCCCATGGCTTCGCTAGCCGTTAACACATTGGCTGGCCAAGTCGAGGGAGAGTTCTCGGCGAAGGACTTTACCGTCCCTCGGCTCAACCTCGTGGCTAAAACAGGCGAACTGTCTAACACGTTCCAGCCTGGAGCATTCGTTTACAACCGTGAGGTGGTGATCGGAGACGGCAAGAAGCCGGCGAAAATCACCTTCCTCCGCATCCAGAAAATCTATATTCAGGATGTGGTGTACGGTTCAGATCAAATCGCAAAGACCTTTAACCGACTCGCGGACGTGCGGGCGGCAGGAGGGGCTTTGATGAATGATCCAGAGGCGGAAGTGGATGCCGACAAGTACACAGAAGCACTCCAAAGCATTGTAGCGATCGAGGCACCGGAGAAGGATAATCCCTTGTTCCCGTTCCCCGTGGGAGACAAGCAGTTTGGACTGGCTCAGTACTTGATGGCGAAAAGCGCTTACCGCTCTGCCGGAAAGCAGGTCTTCACGGACAGTCAATTGTTCCTGAAGTCCGGCCTCCACACAGCCTACTATGAGCTGACCAGCAAGATTCGTACTAGCCCTTCGGGTTCGTACTTCGTGCCCCAACTAAAGATTGGGGGCAAACATTCCCCCGAGGCGGCAGAACAACTGAAGGCAATCTTCGGTTAATCATTCGAGGGGCACCATCATCTTAACCGGTGGTGGTGCCTTTCATTTTATGTTCGATCATCTTATTTATTTACTGTGGCTTCGACTGTCTTTTCGCTGGTACACCTACCGCATTACGGGGGTGGATCCAGAAAGCGGGATAGCAAAAGTCATTACCTTTGCAACTGAAGACTTGAACATTGAATCAGTGATGGCGCAAATAAAGGAGGAAACCAAAGTAACATGAAAACCATCTATCTATCCGGCCCGATGACGGGCTACCACAACCACAACTTCGACTCTTTTAACGAGAAGGCCGCGGTCCTGCGGGCGCTGGGCCACACCGTATTAAATCCAGCGGAAAACTTTGATGGGAGACAAGATCTTCCCCGCCCTCAATACATGCGTCATGATCTGCAAATGCTTTTGCGAGCCGACCATATCTATTTTCTTCCGGGCTGGGCCGGAAGTGCGGGATCAATACTGGAGGCGATGGTGGCGAAAGAATGCGGAATAAAGGAGTTTGGTAATGTCACAACTGTTTGATATTATTTTTTGGCTAAGCGACATCTTTACTAAATGTTGTCTTTTACTAATCATAATCGGCTGGGGTGTATCCCTAGTAGCTTGCGGAGTCGGTTTACTCGTTTGGATTTATAAAAGAATTAAGGAGCTGTAATGAGACGGGGTTCAAAAGTTATTTGTACGGACGACAACTTTCCCAAAGAGGTCGTAAGTTTCTACCAATTCTTACCAGTAAAAGATCAGGTTTATCAAGTCAGAGACGTGGGAATTGGGGTGAACTGGAAAGGTGAAGCGGGAGAAGTCGTTATATACTTAGAAGGACTTCTTAACCCAGCCTCAAACCACCCGCCCCACCCAGAACGAGGATTTAATCAAGAACGCTTCCGAGAAATAGAGCCTCCTGCTTGGGCCGAAATTGAGGAAGATGTTCCGGTTGAGGAAATGGTATCCTAATATGGCAACTCTAAACGAAAATATCCCAAGCTTTAAAGCCAAAGTAAGAAAGTCTTTCTTCACAAAAGATGAAGCCGACCGAGATGAATTGTACAATGTATACGTCTTTGCACTGCAATCTTACCCCGGAACTATACTAACATTTCACGTTATGACCGATACTGGAATGGTGCGATCCCGCGTTCCGCTATCGGAAATTTATCTGGATAAACCTACCAACGATATACCTTTCAACTACAAGCAATTGTGGGACTGCTTCTCGGAGAACGTGACCGTCAGCGAGTATAGTTTCCTAGGGTATCACCGAGCCCAGATCGTATTGAGGGATGGAACCAAAGTGTGGGGCACCTACATGTTTACCGTAGACTGGTTTCATAACCCCTACAGCGATGAGCCTTCCGATTACAAGTGTGGGCACGTCTTTGCTGCAGATGATGGGTACTTGCTGTGTATGCCTAACAACCGAATCTTCTGGCGGGATTCTAATTGGGTGACGAAGAAGTTGCCAGAAAACTTAAAACAATTTCGTGTAGACACCGAGTTGCCGTCTGTGGAAAACCAATCCGATAGGTGGATCACAGAGGACACTGATTCGTTCTATTACGATATTAACAAAAGGGAGGAAGATAAATGAGACACGACATAGAGTGGTTAATCGACATGCTAGAGCGGGGTAGAAAAATTATGGCAAAGCTTCGAGACGAAGCGCCTGCCGGCGGTTGTCACACAATTCGAGCAGCGATCTGCCAAATTGACGCGGCAAAGTTAATAGCAAAATCAATCGCGAAAGAAAAGCAAAATGAAGAAAAACAATGAAGCTTTTACTTATACCAACGATAAGGGGGAAGCAGTAGAGGCTCTCGCCCCAAGCATTCTCGAGGTTGCAAGCGAGGCTTCTACAACAGTCTGCAAAATAATGGAGACTGGATCAAACAAAAGCTCCTTTGGGCAATGGTACTATCAGGATAGTATCCGTTATAACGCAGACCGCGCAATTTCCCATATATGTCAAGCACTTATGCAACTCGACGGCAATCGACCCAATCCGGATGCTTTCGGGGAGGATAGGTTGGCCCACATGGAAAGGGCCTTGGTTCGTTGTGCATTCTTACTGTTCAAGATGAAGAGAGGAAAGGTTCAATGAGCGAAGACTTTGGGCCCTCTCAAAAACGTGAAAGCGTAAGAATGGGTGTATCTGGTCACAGCAGAGAACTATCTATGGTGGAGATAGCCAAATTTAACAAAGGTATGAATGAGTTCTTCAAGCGTCGAGGTATGCACTACGGGGACGGCTTCCGAGGCATTATCGGCAATGAAGTAAAACACGCTAGGAAGCGAAGACAGGCAGCAGAAGAAAAGGCTGGACAAATAAAAAATCCAAGCCCAACATCAAAAACCAAAAAGAAGGAGAGAAAAAAATGAAGGAACTAATTAAAACATTAAAGTTACTCGTACGCGGGAGATTATACGTCTTGCCGATTGACTCGCAGGAGGAGACAGGTTTGCGGTTTAACGCCGACAAATCGGTAACCTTCATGTATCCAGATCAAGAGTATCTGAATAAATCAAAAGATCATACCATGATGGCAGTTATCATGGGGTTCTATGCTCTGCACTGTATGCAGGGCGTGGATAAAAAACATTTTGAAAAATGGTTGAAGGAGTCAGTAAAACAAAAGAAAGGTAATAACAAATGACATCAGTAATGATTCAATGCAAGTATGACAAAGAGGGAAAGGGAATGGATTTTGAGATCCGCATGTCCCAAGACGAAAACGTTTGTAACGAAGAGAAGTCCGCGGCAATGTTCTTGTTGCCGTACGTCCAGAAGGCTCTCGAACTCGGCATGGAAGACGCCAACAAAAAACTTGGCGGTACGATTGTCGAGAAGCCAGCCGAAAGCGAAATCGCAACTTCTCTCGATGGTGGCCCAGCCATCGTAACGCTGGACTAGTATGCTTTTTATCTTGGTTGGTCTAGGTTCGACAGCTATTGGTTTAATCGTCGGCTACGTCATAGGGACAAAGGCTGAAAGAAATAGTTGGATACGACAGATCAAGCAGGAAGAAGAATTGAGGCACGTGTCTCAAGGCAATACTTTTTGGCAGAAATAAAACTTGGGTTATGTCTCTTCATTGTGGCCGTATCATCTGCGGTGCCCCCTGGAGTCATAGCCCTATCAGTAGGGGGCAACCTTTTACCGTAGCGGTCCCGACGACGGAACAGATGAATCGGGCAAAATTTTATGTACCACAAATCAGCAGACCAACTCTCCAAAGAACTCATAGTAATCCCTGACCCAAATCTCGAGGAGACCGCTCAGGCCACAAAGCAGATTGTTCAGCAATTTGGCCCGATCGAGAGCATCGACAATTTTGTGAAGGCGCATGTTGCGATAGGGAAAGTAATAGAGAAAGCAGACAGGGAAGACACGAAAGGTCTTTCTGCTTGTCTGGGAGTCATGGTCTTCATAGAACAGGTGATGACAAAAGCGATCATTGGAGAAGATCATATTACGATCATCAAAATAAAATGAACACATACGCAATAGATTTTGAAACGTACTACGATAAGGAAACGTCTATCACTACGCTAGGGACGTGGCATTACCTGCGCCACCAAAACGCGGACATTTATATGGTGGCAATCAAGGGGCCGGGGGTGGACTTTGTAGGCCCCCCGAAAATGGCCCCTTGGGACAAAATCGAGGGGGGTCGCTGGGTGGCGCACAACTACGCTTTCGACGGATCTTGTGTTGAGCGTCTACACGAGCTGGGGATCACCAAAGCTAGGCCAAGGGAATTCTTCTGCACCGCCAACTTATCTGCATACATGGGCGCTCCTCGCAATTTAGCTGGGGCTTCTAAGCAACTCCTCGGAGTAGACATGTCGAAAGATCCTCGCTCGGCTATGAAGGGCAAGACTTGGAACGAGGTCAAGGATACCGAGCAGGGTACGGAGTTTAAGCTCTACGCAGCGAAGGATGCTCAGCATTGCTTGGATCTCTACGAGACTTTCGGTAATCGCATGTCTGCTGTGGAAAAATTTTTATCAAAGCACACCATCGAGGCTGGGTGGCATGGCATCAATGTGAACACCGAGATGGTCGACAAGGGGCTGAACGCCCTCGATTGGATTCGCATCAAGGCAATCGAGCACATGCCATGGAAGACCGACGGGGACTACACCAGCGACGTACTATCCGTGACTGGGCTAGCCAAGGCTTGCCGTGAGGCTGGCATCGAGGTACCACCATCTACTTCCGAAGACGATCCTGGCTGTCAGCTATGGGAGGAAACCTATGGCGAGAAGTTCCCATGGGTCGGGGCTATGCGGGACTGGCGTAAGGCCAACATGCTATTGCAGAAAATGCACATGCTCCATCGTCGCCGGCGTCCTGACGGGACTATGCCTTTCGGGCTAAAGTACTTTGGTGCCCATACCGGTAGGTGGTCGGGGGACAGCAAGTTTAACCTCCAGAACCTACCAAGGGACCCATGCTTCGGGGTAGACCTACGGGCTTGTCTCATCCCTAGGGCGGGGAAGAAGTTCATCATCTCAGACCTGTCCCAGATCGAACCTAGGGTACTGGCATGGCTCGCTGGCAATACGGCTCTCCTTGGGGCTGTAAGGAACGGCTACGGCATCTACGAAGCCTTCGCCATCTCGACGGGGATGTGGAAGGGTGAGAAGGGTACCTTCAAGAAATCCAAGGATCTCTATGCCCTAGCCAAAGCACAGGTCTTGGGATTGGGCTACGGTTGCGGTTCCAAGAAGTTCGTTCTCATCGCCAAGCTCATGGCTGGCCTCACAATCACCGAGGCTAGGAGCAGGGACTTGGTAGATGACTACCGCCGTAAAAATTTCAAAGTGGTGGAGCTATGGAGCAAGCTGGAGCGAGGGCTTCGGGAATCCAAAGGCGAAGACTATCACGTTGAACTTCCATCGGGTCGGGCACAAAAGTATTGGGATGTCACGCCCCAAATGGGTAAACATGGCAAACCAGACTGGAGAGCTTCGCTCGAATTGGGGGGACCAAAATATCCTCTTTACGGCGGACGGCTGTGTGAGAATCTAGTTCAGGCAACGGCGAGGGATGTATTCGCAGAATGTGTCCAGCGCCTCGAAAATCAAGGGCTTCGTGTTCTGTTTCACGTCCACGACGAAGTTATCCTTGAAGTCGATAAGGACGTGAAATGTAAGGACGTAGAACACATTATGAGTACCACACCAGAATGGCTACCGGGCTGTCCCATTGGTAGCGAATCCAAAGAAGCGGAGTGTTACGAGAAATGAAAACAACTCTTTTCTCACTCCCTAACCTATCGAGCGGAAACATCACACCAGTCAAACCTTGGGAGATCAAGACTTGGCCAGAGTTTCCAAAAGGCAAAGATGCATTCAAAGACTGGGTGTCGTTAAGCACGACCGAAGGTCACTTCGTTTCCGCCTACGAGGGAATCAATCCTCACGGTCGGGTGAACAAGACAAATGCTCCGTGGAAGATGCACGGGTTGATCGCCGACTATGATGCAGTCGTGACCCGTGAAGAAATCACCGACGGGCTAGGACGTAGAACACGCACGGGTTTTAAACCCATGTTCGCGCACCGCACTGTCAGCGGGAACTGCCGCGTCATCTGGATGTTCGAGGAACCAATCTCGTTGCTCCCTGGGGTGATGAAAGAATTTCTCGGGCTACTAATAAAAGAAACCAATGCGAAAAACCTTTTCCCCGGACTCGACGACAACATCAATCGTCCCGAACAATATTACTGCTGGATGCCACCGGCGATCTCCTTCAGCGAAACACCGATCAAAGTTAATGCAATCCATAATCTTTTGGGGATCGCAGTAGAGCGAGCCCGCAAATATCGTGGCGAAGGTGACGCGGCAATCCCACTCGATAAAGTATTCGAGAGACTGCAAGCGACCTACCCAGGAAAGTGGATGGGACCGTTTGAGGTCGGAGCTCGCGGCCCAGCGTTCTGGAGCCCCGAAGCTACAGCCAACTCAAACCCAACCGCGACAATCGTCACCGAGACGGGCATGGTTGCCTTCTCGCAGGAGCGTAGCTTCTACAACTGGGCAGACCTATTCGGGTCCAACTGGGTACGGGAGTTCCAAGAGGATCAGTACGGTGGTGCCATCTCCAGTTTCTGGTTTGACGGCAAGTATTACTGGCGTCGGGACCTAGAAGGTAAGTGGAGGTCTACCGAGTCTGGGGTAGCCAAGCAGGATATCATAGGCTCTTTTGGGCTATCCGGAGCCCCCGATCTACGGGGTACTCTATCCCAAGCGGATGAGGCAATGCGCCGTATACGCGATTCTCGCATCATAGATGCCCCTGTACCGTGTCTTTATGACCCAAGAGAGGTCCTGATCCAGAATGGGCGTAGGGTGCTCAACATCTCTCGCCTACGGCTTGTACAGCCGGCGGAGGGTAACCACGCTTGGGGAGAGAACTTTCCATGGATAGCCAACTTCCTAGACAGGGCTCTAGACCCGCATGACTCCCTCATCTACCTGATGGCGTGGCTCAAGAGATTCTACTGCTCTGCCCTTGAAGGTCGTCTCGTACCCGGACAAGCGGTCTTTATAGCGGGACCTGTCGGGAAAGGTAAAACTCTCTTCGGTTCCCGCATTGTCGCCAGCCTCATGGGGGGAGGTAGCGACGCATCGGATTACCTCGTCAATGGTTCGTCGTTCAACGCCGAGCTGTTCGAAGTAGCCGTATGGAACGTCGACGACTCGTCCTCCGCCAACTCGCTGGAGTCCCACAAGCGGTTCAGCCAGATGATCAAGAAGGGTGTAGCGAATACTCGCCATGCGTATCACAGGAAGTTCCACGATGCGCAGACCGTGGATTGGATGGGGAGAATCATCGATACGCTCAACGACGATCCAGAATCCATTCAGGCGATTCCCCACACCGATGGTAGTATCCTCGACAAGATCAGCTTGTTTAAGTTTAAAGATCACGGCATCGAGTTCCCAAGTCATGCGGATTTGGGGGCTACTCTCAACAAAGAGATCCCCCACTTCGCCGCATGGCTGGTAAGCTGGAATGCTCCGCAGGAAACAAAAGGATCGGAACGGTACGGTGTGAAATCCTACCATCATCCGATACTATTACAGGAATCCAGATCATCGTCCGGCTCCCATGAGTTCTCGGAATTCTTGGACCTATACCTAAAGCAGTATGCCAAGGATCACCCAGACGAAACCGAATGGTCGGGCACGGCGACGGAACTGCTGTTGGGTTTTCAGAACGACGCGAGTCTCCGCGACTCCGTGAAGATGTTTATCCATGGGGCCCGAGCCCTTGGAAGAATGTTGGCTAACCTCTCATCAACAGACGAGAGGCTGAAACGAAAGATTGTACGTGGTACTACAATCTGGAAGATCAGTCTGGCTCGTGAGGAGTACTAGTCACGTGACCACCCCAGGTTCTATCCCGAAGGTGTGTCATCTCCAAGAACACGACGAATTGTTCTGGAAGGTTCTGGACGACGGACTTCAGGGCCCGTTCGAGATTGTGAACGTGGATGCCCACTCCGACTTGGCCATGTTCAACGGATACCTAGACATCGGCAACTTTATATCGAAGATGGTGGATCTAGGATTGGTGGACCGAGTAACTTGGATTAAGGATCGTAGCTCGATGGATTTCATGGACGGGGTTTACAACTTCTCGATTGGCAAGACGGGTCAGGGAATCAAACTGGGCTCATCGCTCTCCGTGCCCTTCTACTTTTTAGAGGAAGATTATGCACCGAGGAATACGTTGGGGGATGCGAAGGACCTTTCCCTGACGGTGGTGACGGATTTATCCACGCCGGTGTTTAGCGACAACAAATGGATTCTATCCATAGACTACGATTACTTCTCTTGCCAGAACCCCAACGCCAACGACCTCGCCGAATTGATCAAAGCAATCGGGGCACAGACAATAGGTACGCTCTACACCAAGGGCTCTACAATCCAAACTCTCGTGGAGTGGAAGGAGTTCAAAAACGATATCGACACGATGGCTCCCGGAGTGTTCGCTGCGATTACAAAATGTCTGCTTCCGAGTTTTTCATATAGCACGGAGGACATAATGGGGAGGGTGGTGGAGCTCAGCTCCTTCATCCACAAGAGCAGGGATATCAGGAACTGCCTTGGGATCTACCTGATCGACTCGGTAGGCTCGGGGTTTACTGAGCCGGGCAAGTACGGTGAGATAGACAAGTGCGTTAAGGCTTGGATCGGGTCATTACTAAAGCGATAACCCAGCAGCCAAGTAGAATTAGGAAGGCTGGGAGGGCGGATGTCACTAGACGATTCGTACCAAAATGGTATATAGGGGTCAATGATCAGGAGTGTGCGGGGCAAATGAAAACATATACCAGCCAGACTTACATATGGACTGGAAACTCTTCCTTATTCAACCAGCCTTCAATATGAACCGAGCGGTTTGGAATGGAGGCAGTGAACCAAGTATGAATCGGTCTGTGTCATGTCGCTGTAAACCGACAATCTATGCACATCGGTCTGTTATATGTCGCCTTTTTGCGAAAAAGTATGCATGTCGAGCGTCACAAAAACTATGTAGAATTTGTGACAACACCTTCTAATTTGCGAGGAGCTGTCAAAAAGTGACAGATAATGGAGGCTATTAACCAAGTATGAATCGGTCTGTGCCCTTCAATCCTAGGTCTAGGCGTAAAAAACCTAGCATCTGTTTTCCTTCTAATTTGCAAAACAAAGCTAAAGCCTTTGAATTGCATGCAGATAGGAGTATGTAAGAAAAAGTGATCAAGAGATTCCAGTTCGCAGTGTCATATCTATACTATTGGATCGGAGACCTTACATCTAGGACTCCATGGTTCGGATGGGATCCTTGGTCATGGAAGATATATAGGTTCTGCATGGAGGAGTCCGTAAAGCTGGATGTAGACTGCAAAATCTGGAAAGCTGTTGAGCCTAAGGAAGTTACAAAGGCGAAAAGACGAAAACGTAAGTCCTTGATAGTCAAGGGTCAAAAAGGGGTGGATTAAGAAAAAGAGGGTGGATTAGGTTTTTCGACGTAAGTCGTTGATTTACTTGAGACGTGGTGTATATGGTGGATTAAAAGGGCCTTTTTGAAAGAGCTACCTATATAACAAATGGGGCTGTGCCCATACTTATATTTTATTATACACTACTATATATTATAAATATAATCCACCATATACACCACTACAGAAGAAAATCAACGACTTAGGGGGTGGGTTGATTATATTAGGGTGGATCAAGATAATCCACCCTGGGGCTTGTTTTTACGGTTTTGGGTGTAATAGGGTGGGTTTTTAGCCCAAAGGGGATAAAAATAAATTAAATTTTTCACATCCATATATCATAGCTTCCTGGTCGCCAGCGGGGGTGTGGAGATAGGGAGTCCCTCTAACCCCTTGACCTTCAACGGCTTACACTTAACTATCCTTGTAAGTCCTTAATAATCAACAACTTACCCAGGCACACTAGGCAAAGAATCTCCCTCAACTTATTGCCCACAATCTTTCAGTTCTTTGGAAAATCAGCGTGAGGTTGGACTGCTTGAAGTAGGAATGACCTAGGTGACTAGGTGAAATGTGCCTTCAAGGCGATTCCCTCCGATGGGTGAATAGGATGGGCGAGGCAACTCGCTCTCTAAAGCAAACGGCCACCGATGCTACCCGCAAGGGTTCAGTAGATGCTACAAGGGTGCTCCCTCCCATCTTGCAAGAATTCGCTCTCACGCCTTCAGGATTTGAGCCTAATCAAGCGGGCAACCGCTACCACGGCCAAATTGCCCCACGATCAAGCGGGCAGGGCATCGCTCATCATTTGCGATGGCCTAGGCTTTTCCCTCGTCGAGAGTAGGAGCGTCCGTGTGCATAAGTCACCTAGGGTGCGTGGGCAAGTAAGATCATCCAACGGGATGCGATTCAAATAGAGTCTTTGGTGCTTGGCCAGCATAATATCTTCCAAAGATTCGGTAGTCTCCACAACCCCTTGCGAGCAGGATTCTTACCCCTAACGGGGAAGGCCTTAACTCGTGGGGGGTTGTCATCTGTTCGCCCGATAGGGTGGGCAGAATCAACCCCATAATAAGGAGAATAGAAAATGAAACTAATCAACATACAGAACAATCGGGCGGTGTCCGTCCGTGAATACAAAACATCAACCGCCAATACCGAGAAGGTATTGGATTTCAGAGGTTACTCTGAACACTACGGCTTGGTCTATGGTTCACCCGAGCATCGTGCCGAGTTCTCTCGCCATTGCAACGCCGAGAATGTAAAGGCAGTTGCAGGGCTGGAGAAGTTCCGCGCTAGCGGATTGGTATTGGAGAAGATTGTGGAGACTACAAGCAAGGCGGATGGTTCGCTCAAGTCGGGCGTTATCCGCTTCTCCGTTCCGAAAATCCCCAGGGAAAAGGTGGAGAAGAAGAACGATCAGAGCAAGATGCTGGAAGCCCTTGCATCCTTGCCTGAAGACAAGCTCGATCAGGTGCTGGCCATCATTAAGGCCAATCAGGCACCCGCTATCGAACTCAATAGCTAATCCTACCAAGGGTTATCGGTCAGCGGGGCAGGCTCATCACCTGCCTCGCCACCGCTAACAGGCGGAGAAAGCAGGTAGTATGTTCTATTCAACTGGAATGAAACGCAACACGATGGACGGCATACGGCAGTGCGGTATGTATCGGGTTCGCAAACCCTACACCTACCGCCCGAAGTCCGTCATCATACGGCGGGGAAAAACTTTGGAGAACGGCGATATCCTCTGGATGGAGGATGGCCGACTTTACATAGAAAAGAAGAGCTAACCCAAATGTCGCACAATAGGTAATGTATCAAGTCAAGTAGCAACTGACTGAATATCAATCACTTGTGGCTTTTCGGTGGAAGTCTCTGCGGTGCAAGGTTTTAGGTGAATGGGGTCAAGTTGACCATCCACCCGCAAAAGGTTAAGATTGAGGGTTGTGGAGTGTCCACCGTTCACCGTGGATTCTAATCCATACGCCCGACTCGCAATCTTATCCACTTTACCCAACGCATCGAAGTGTTGGGAGACTTCGGGGCGGGTGGTGGGGAGATTGTCATCGAGGACGCCCATCCCAGCTTCGACATGCTTTATCAGCCTCTGTTGATAGGCGGTGCCAGCATTGGCAACCAGTTGAGCCCTATCTTGGGTCACTATGACCTCTTTTTGAGCCCGTAGTGCATCCTTTTGAACCTTCCATTGACCCCTTTTAATCCTTGTTCGAAGTGATTGAATGTTAAGGTTATATGTGTGGGCTATTGCATCGGGTTTCATTCCCATAGTGTATAAACCTTCTATGGCCTTCCAATCAATATCCAACTTCTTGGGCACAAGCAGTATATAACCAAATGAAAGGAGAATGCAATGCGTAAAAATAAATGGTTCGTGATTCGCAACGGATACATCGCGGGGAGATTCGAGAATCTCGAGCGAGCCGAATCCTTCTTGAAAGAGAAAGGATGGAGCGAAGACCGAGACGATGTCTACATAATCCGCCTTGATAGGCGAACGGTGAACAGTCCTTAACCGAGGACTCTACACCCTTCATCGCTAGGTGAAGGTAAGACAAGGTAAACCCAAACAGAAAGAGGTAACCAATGAAAGAGCATACCATCATATGCAATTCCAATGGAACATACTCAGCCAAGCTCAACCGAGTTGACTATGTAGGTTCTGCCAACCGCAACCCCAAGTTCGCCATCGAGCAGGCTCAGCGTGAATACAACGCCGACCTGCGGATGGTGAATGCGAAAGCATCCGACTTCGGAGTCAAAATCCGATACGAGATGCCCTCGCAGGCAGAGCTGGACAAGCTCTTCCCCGTGTGGACGCCGGGGTCGTAACCCGAACCCCGCCTTATCCAGTAGGGAGGAAAGTAAGTGTTCCCCGTAGTGTGGAAGTCCCACGCTATCGGGGAGCACTTTACTTCCACCACAAGACGGGTGGGATTCTGCAAGTGTTCAAGAACCCCGAGGATTTTGAACGCCACAAGAAGATAACCAATCGCAAAGGCCAGCAGTCTGTCCTGCGGAATGTTCTTTTCGCAGGCGGGCGGGCGGTATAGAAAGCCTATATGCAAAAAGAATACAGAGTATTCGTCTGGGCATGGGAGAATCCATTCGGCCGTATGGCCGTGTGTATCCACGCCAAGGACGAGTCAGATGCTACTCAACAAGCTCTGGGTCTGGCTTGCAAGCTAACAAGAAAGGAGTCGGATGACTTCTTGGCTCTGGCAGGCGAGACCTATGAGGAAATGGGAGGTATATGCAAGACGACATCATATTGAATCCAATCGAACGCCCCCAAGAGTGGGACAAGATAACGGGCAGGCGAGACCTCGTGGATGTGCGATGCATCCGAGGGAGTGGAGATGTTGGGCGTAAGTCCAAACGATTCCACCGAGCCAGCGAACCCATCATCGAAGCAATCATGGAGAAGCGATATCATCGGACTCGGTTCGAGAATCGCAACTCCAACATCCAAGTAGGTAGGCGTAAATGACCATTGAGAATGCGGTATTCCTGGCACTCGTGTTCTGGAAGATCGGCCAATGGGTATTACCCTGCATCCTGCTGGGTTTTGCCGCGGTATGGCTATTAAAGAAAGGAGGAGTTGACCTATGAGCGAAGCAGTATTCAAAGTCGAGGTGAAGGTGGGAGGCGATGCTTTCCAGCCCACACCTTGGCCAGAATTGGCTAAGATATTCCAAGGTCTCGTCGATGAGATGCGTAAAGAGTTTGTCTGCGTGTATCTCAAAGACAGCAACGGGAATAAGGTCGGGACAACCGACTTTATCGACGCTGGAATTGAACAACGCATCGTGACTGTGCCCAAGAAGAAGGGCAAGCGGTGAAGCATCCAAAATCCAAGATGGACAAGGCAATCAACGACTGGCAGGAGATTCTATACTCCGTGCTGATCGAATACCAAAAGGAGGATAACAATGAAACACAAGTTCAAGATCGAAATTCAGACGGGCAACCAAGCCTTTGAGGAGAACGGAATGTTCGCCGAGATATCCAGAATCCTCGGTGAAGTATCCGACTCGATGGCCTCTGGGTTCGTCCCCGAGAAACTCGTCGACCTCAACGGGAACCGTTGCGGGGTTGTCGAGTTTGGGGAGGCGAAATGACACTCAAACCAATGACAATCCAAAAAGGTGACCTCGTCTGGTGGCGGGGTTCGTTCGGAACTGATGGCTGGAAGCAGACCAAGGTAGTGAACATCGACAAGTGCCCCGACGGCGGCAAGTATGGAGACCCCGTGGAGTCCATACCCGTGGCCGAGAAGAGTGGTTGCGTGTTCGACCTAGCGTCTGGCAACTGGGCATATGGCTATCAGATTGAACCAGTAGCCCAGCAAATGGAGTTTGAAATATGACTTGGGAGACCGATGTAGAGACAGAGTTCAAACATAACGGCCAAGAGTATTGTGTAACCGCTGATGTCGTCGTCACTCTTGAGAAGGAGGACATCGGGCCAGTCGGATACCACGAGCACTACGAGTCGTATGTGACCCAAGATGTCGAGATCAATAACCTTATGGTGTGCGACTTCGACGGGGTTATCCCCGAAGATATCAAACTCGCCGCGGAGGAGGCCATTAGTGAAGTGGCGTCTCGTCGAGCTGAAGAAGCTATGGGCTAACAGATTTCCCCGCCGTTAGGTGGGGTACACCAACCAATAAAAGGAGGAACATATGAGCAAACTAATATACACAGCAGAACAAGTGGACTTGTTCGGCGAGTACAACCAGACCAAGTTGAATGCGGACAAGCTCCGAGAGAGCATCATGCCCGTGTTCAAGACGGCACTCGAGAAGCAGGGAGTGACACACTTCCAAGGTCTCAAGTGGCAGATCACGGCCAGCCAAGGCTCGAGGTCTGACATCTCCGTGACCAAGCTGATCGGGGAATTGAAGGCTCGTGGTATCCACGATGCAGAATCCTTGGTGAGCGGGTGCAAGGTGGAGAAGTCCTTCCCCAAGTTCTTATCCAGCTTAATCCCGACACTCGGATGAGTAAGGGAGTAAAAGTACACGATGCCGTGAGGAAATGGGATGCGTATGCCTTGTTCGATAAGGACAATGTGCTTGCGTGTAACTATTTGTTCACGAGAATCGAAGAAGCTGAACCCCTCAAGAATCATCTGATCGGGTTCGGAGACCCCGACTCGGTATCGATATGGAATGTAACCCTAACAAGAAAGGAGAAAGTGAATGATCACAACGCAGTCAAGGTTCAACCCTGTGGCCAAGACTCTGGGCAAGAGGGCACAGTTCACAGTCAATCTGGCAAACCGAGCCCACATAATGGGCATCTTGTCGGGTCTGTATGCAGACCCAATCAAGGCGGTTATAAGAGAGCTGTCCGTGAACGCCAACGAGTCCCACAAGGCAAGCGGAAACAAGTCGCCAATCAAGGTGACATTTCCAAGCACTTCTGGGCCGACCTTCATTATCAAGGATGAGGGACTAGGCTTAAACATCGACGAGTTCGGCAAGCTGATGGCAAGCTACGGCTCGTCTGGTGAATACAAATCTACCAGCAATGAGTATACTGGTGGCTTCGGGCTGGGGTGCAAAGCACCCGCAGCCTATACCGACCAATGGACTATCACCTGCATCAAGGGTGGTAGGAAGTGGGTGTTGGTATGCTTCAAAGATGAGTTCGGTGTGCCAGCCTTCGATATCTTGGAGGAGTCCGAGACGGACGAACCCAATGGCGTCGAGGTCAAGTTGCCCGTCAAGGCCAACGACATCGACCGATTCAGAAGCACCGCAGTCGAAGTGTTCAATGTCTTCCGTGTTAAACCCACGGTGAGCAATGCAACACCCGACGAACATCTCCGCATCAACAACGTGCCGCAAGCTGTCGTCTTAATGGAGGACAACTGGCGGATTACAGACCCCAATGAGAATACCAATTCTTTTGTGGTGATGGGCGATGTCGAGTATCCAATCAACTTCAACTCCTTCAAGTTGCCCGATGAGCTGGCGGTTGCCAGCAGTCTGGGCATCACCCTCGAGATCGAGGTTGGGGGACTGCAAGTTGCTCCGAGTCGTGAGGCTCTGATGTACACGCCAATGACCGTCAAGCGATTGACCGCCGAGGTTAAGAAGGTGATCGACAGCTTGGCACAGGTCGTTGAGCAACGCATTCAGAACGCACCGACTTGGTGGGATGCTTGCGTCGAATCCAACATCTTCAAGAGTCGGCACTACACTTCCAATTCTGGAATGGAGAACCTGCTCAAGAAGATCAAGAACAAGGTGCTATGGAAAGGTCAGAAGGTGGACGGCGTCATCCAACTGCCGATGGTCATAGTCGACGGGTCGAATGTTGTACACCCCGACCTGTCCGTGACGATGTGCGGGTGGCGTAACTGGGGGAAGAACAGACTCCGCCAGGAATCGCCGCACTCGATTATGGTCAATCGATATGTGCAAGTGTTCCTTGTCCCCGACAAGAAACACTTCCGTACTGGCAGACTCAAGTATGCGTATGCCAACGATCACATCAAGGAGAACGCAACTGTCTATGTCATCACGACCAAGAAGAATTGGGATGATCTGTGCAAGACCCACACGGAGCTAGCCAAGATCAAGTATGTGGATTACAACACATTACCCGAGCCTCCTTCCAATACGGTCGGCGGTGCTCAGTCCTACGACAAGAACGCCAAGCACACCAAGGGTAAGGTGTTCGAGTTGGATATGGACTTGGCTAGACATACCAGCAAGCAGTCTGATCATTGGAAGCTAATCGATGGGGAGTACACCGAAGATGATTGGTGGATTGAGATTGAGAAGTTCGAACCAGTAGGTGTCAGTCGCACCAGCAACAGCAACCTCAAGAAACTGGTGCAGGAGTTGACTCAAGCCAAGTTGTTCAAGGGCAGGCTACTCGCCAAGAAGAAGGGCGAGGAGATACCCGAGGACGGTGTTCTCTTTGCGGTTGGACTCCGAGATGCTATGACCCGCATGTTCAAGGACAATCAAGCCTTGGGCGAACTGGTCTGGCGTCGGCTCGAGTTTGACTTGTGCGATACCGAACAGCGTAACATCTTTGATGCTTATGCTTGCTTGGACGCCGACAACTGGAAGAGTGGCGACTTGCCCAAAGCAATTCGAGAATCCAATCTTCCAGACCAGCACCCAGCCAAGAGAATGGTTGAGTTGTTGGGCTTCAAGTACACCAGCCAAGTCATCAGCTTAGCTCATCTCATCCAGCAACACGAGAGTTATGATTTGAAGGAGCTTATGACTGGCAAGACACTCGAGTCATTCAAACCAGACGACGATCTCGTAGTCAAGCATCACTCCGATGTCTTGCTCCGAGGCTGGCCGATGGTTCGTTGGACTCGTCTCCAGCGAGAGAAATGGCACAGTGATTCAGAGTGGCTCAAGAAATATAAGGCTTCATCCACGAAAGATTTGGTCTCCTATTTGGGGATCATTCAGAAACCATAAACAAAGAAAGGAAAGATAGACAATGAACTACATCATCACACCCGAGGGTATCACGGTGGTCAGCAATGGCCAATCGTACACCCTCTCCTCCACCCACGGAAACTACAACGCAGTCTTGGACGCAATCCGAGATGGTGCTTCCGAGGCGGAGATTGTAGACTTGCTTAACCCTCGAGTCGCATTGACCAAGTATCTTGGCGGTGCGTTTGAGGTTGGCGAGAACTCGGTGAAGTACAACGGCGAAGAAGTACACGGCGTACTTGTTCAGCGTATCCTCGAATGCCATCGCAACGGATTGCCACTCGACCCGTTGCTGCGGTTCTTCGAGAACTTGGAGCGGAACGACAGCCGTCGTGCCCGCACCGAGCTGTACACATTCCTTGCCCACGGCAGTATGCCAGTCACCCCAGACGGGTGCTTCTTGGCATACAAGTCCGTCCGTGCTGACTACACTGATCATCACACGGGCAAGTTCTCCAACCGAGTAGGCTCAACCCTACGGATGGAGCGACGCAAGGTATGCGACGACGCCAACAATGGATGCTCTTACGGCTTCCACGCTGGTTCGTTGGAGTATGCCCAAGACTTCGGTGGTGGGGACAAGAAGATCGTGATCGTCAAGATCAACCCCGCCGATGTCGTCAGCGTCCCGACGGATTGCGAATGCCAGAAGCTTCGCACCTGTCAGTACGAGGTGGTCGACGAATTCAATGGTGCTCTTCGGAATACCATTGCTAACGACGAAAACCTGTACGATGACGAAGATGAATACGGTGACGGTGATTCCGTCTCCGTAAGTAACAACGACAAGATCGAGGAAGCCCTTGAGGGTATCCGCAACATCTTGTCCAGCCTCGCTAACCGATAACATAACCCGAGCCCCGTCGTGGCAACTCCACGGCGGGGTTCATATTCTTGAAAGGAATAACCAATGAAACTATTACCCATCGCCGTTAAATCTGGAGCGTTGGCGAAGCTCCTCAACCATCACATTGTATTAGACCAAGTACTCCCGTCCTCAACCGTGACCGATGAGTTCCCAGACAAACAGATAACTATCCGCCAGTTAAGGTGGCAACACGACTCCAAATCTGTTCGTCTAACATATAAGACCTCGCAGCCAGTCCAGTATACTGGTGGCTCCTATGATGCGATAAGCAAGTGTCACACCGACATCTCATTCCGAGATAATAGCTGGAGAATAGCATCCGCCTTATCCGACGGTAGCTTGGCGTTTGATGTCTACTCTGACTATGTAGGTACAGTTCAGTATGTTGCGGAAGTCATCCGAAGTATCGCAGAGAACACCACACCCCCAACATTCCAGCAATGGAAAGAAAGGCTCATCAATGCTTAAGTTCAATAGAGGTAACGCCAAGCTTGGCAACAACATCTTTACCTTCAGTCTGCCCGCAGGTTACTCCTGCCCCGGTGCGAAGGATTGTTTGTCCCGAGCTGGTCGACACGGAAGCGGAATCCAAGATGGATTGGATACCAAGTTCAGATGCTTTGCCGCATCGGACGAAGTCCAATACAAGAACGTCCGTGAACAACGGTGGTTCAACTTCGAGTTGTTGAAGGGCAAGACGACCGAGCAGATGACACAACTGATCGAGGCTAGCCTTCCCAAGAAGGCCAACCTCATCCGTGTCCACGTCAGCGGGGACTTTTTCAACGAGTCCTACTTCGATGCTTGGATGGAAGTCGCACGGAAGAATCCGTTGCGTACCTTCTATGCCTACACCAAGAGCCTGCATCTGTGGGTGAGTAAGCTGGGTGAGATACCCAAGAACTTCGCCCTCAACGCTAGCCGTGGTGGTATCCACGACTGGTTGATCGATGCCCACAATCTCAAGTCTGCCGAGGTTGTGTTCAGTCACGAGGAAGCGAAGACCAAGGGACTCGAGATCGATCACGATGACAGCCACGCTTACAAGTCTGGCAAGTCGTTCGGTCTTCTCATCCACGGTGTACAACCCGCAGGGAGCTATGCATCGAAAGCCTTGTCAGCCCTAAGAAAATTAGGCTGGACGGGTTACAACAAAAAGAATAAGAAAGGAAGCTAATAATGAAAGTACTTATCGCTTGCGAGTATTCTGGTACGGTTCGGGATGCGTTCATCGCAAGAGGACACGACGCTATGTCGTGCGATCTTCTCCCGACCGATAAGAAAGGACCGCACTACCAAGGTAGTGTGTTCGATATCATCAATGATGGATGGGACTTGATGGTCGCCCATCCACCCTGCACCTACCTGTGTAACTCGGGTGTGTGCTGGCTATACAAACAGCAGGATAGGTTCGACAAGATGCGGGCTGGTGCTGAGTTCTTCAAGCAGTTGCTTGAGGCCGACATCCCCCACATCGCCGTCGAGAATCCTATCATGCACAAGTACGCCAAGGATATCGTTGGCCGTGGCCCCGACCAGATCATCCAGCCTTGGATGTTCGGCCACAAAGAGAAGAAAGGTACTGGCTTGTGGCTCAAGGGATTGCCAAAGCTCAAGCCAACTACCGATCTCAAAGACGAGACTGATGCGTTGCCCATCGCAGTCCAGCAACGGATTCATTGGCAAGCGCCGGGGAAAGATCGCTGGAAGGTTCGCAGTACAACCTTCAAGGGAATCGCCAAGGCTATGGCCAAACAATGGGGTTCTCTCGAACTGGTCGAAGCTTAACAAAGAAAGGATAACATATGAAAGTATTAGTAGCATGCGAGTACTCCGGCACAGTCCGTGATGCTTTCATTGCTCAAGGCCACGAGGCTATGAGCTGTGACATCTTACCCACGGATGCCCTCGGCCCCCACTACCAAGGGGACGTGAGAGATGTGCTTGACGACGGATGGGACTTAATGATTGCCCATCCCCCTTGCACCTACTTGTCCAATGCAGGAGCTAGGTTCCTGTATCCAAAGGGCAAGCTGAACAAGGCTAGATTTAAGCAGGGCATGGAAGGACGTGCGTTCTTTATGACACTATGGAATGCCGACATTCCTAGGATTGCCATCGAGAATCCTACGCCATCCAAAATCTTCGCCCTGCTACCCAACACCCAAGTTATTCAACCCTACGAGTTCGGGCATCCCGTGCAGAAGCGAACGTGCCTATGGCTCAAGGGTCTACCACCATTGAGATCGACACGGGTTGTTAAGAACCCGCAGAGTAGCAAGATTCCTGGCAACTGGTTCAACAAGGGCGGTAAGGACAGACAGAAGAACAGAGCAAAGACCTTCGACGGTATAGCAAAAGCAATGGCTTCCCAATGGGGAGCCTTACAAACAGAAAGGATAACAGCATGAAACAGATAAAGAAACTAGACAGAAAAGATAAACTGATCAGAGAGTTCCGAAAAGAAGTCTTCGAGCTGATGGAGAAGCACGACTTGGATAACTTCTTCACTTGCCTTCGGATACACAAGATGGCCTTCATCTTGGACTACAACAAGAACGATAAGGAGTTCATAAAGAAACACAAGAAGATGTCTCCAAAAGAACATTGCGAGTTCCTCGACAAGAGGATTCCTCCGTTCTTTACTTGGTCAAAAACCAAATGAGCCTTCTCAACAAAGCGGCGGTCAAACGATCGGCGTTGGACTTGGCTAGTGCTAAGTTCAAGGAGCGTAACAAGACGAGGATGGAGATGGGCATCGCCCCATTGAAAGCTCCACCATCCAGGGTGAGCGGTGAATTCATCGACACCTTCGAGGCCAAGGTGATTGGCTTACTCAACAGTATGGTCAACGACCATAAGACAGGAGCAACACTATGAAAGACATATGCTACGAATGCGAAAAGTCACAGGAGTACGGCACGATGCGCGATATTAATAGTATCGACTTCGACATCTTCTGCGACGACTGCTTTGAAAAGAAGGGAGCAACACTATGAATTTAAAAGAAAGAAGAGCGCTCATTGAGAAATATGCGAAAGACCTCACTCGGTTGCAAGAAGCCGCAGAGGGAGCGGGGAGTTGCTACCAAAGCGAAAAACTGGGTTGGGCCAAGGGCTACATTGCTGGTCTAAGCCACGTTCGCGACAGCATCTTTGCCCTCAACCCAACGAATACAAAACAAACGGAGAAATGAGGAGGCAAAAATGAAGAAACCAAAAGCAAAATACTACATCGCCACAATCAGAGAAACCAATGGGAGCTTGGAATACGACACCAAGTACCTGTTCAAAACGGCTAAGTGTCCCATTGAATACAATGATTTAGTCGCAAGAACTTGGAGGGGCGGAAGCGTAAACGACGTAAGAGACGAAAGCGTAATGGGTTATTGGTCAGACGGTAACACCATTCAAGCTGAAGAAGAGAACGAAATTCCTGAGACAGACTTCAAGGTTCTCAAGAAATACCTGTCGGTATTATAAATAAGAAAGGAAACTAAATGAAGAAACCAATCAAAGCATTCATCGCCAAGCTAGAAGCTATGGCCGACGAGTTGCGGGACTTGCGCGATAGCGATGCCAATCCCTGTGACGATGAGAATGCCGAGGGCCTTTGCCCTTGCCATACCTTTGATCAAGCAATTGATCATATCGAAAACGTACAACAGATACTTAAAACAATCTGAAGGGAGTTAGCCTATGACATACGCAGTTAAGACAGAAGACAAGAACTACTTAAGCATCGAAGATACTTGGGTCGGTTTAGTCGATGGCTTGAAGTCAGATACCATTCGTGGATACACGGAGTTTGATCAAGCCCAAGCCGACGCCAGCAAACACAACGCTGTTGTCGTTCCCCATCCTTGGCCCGCCGGCGAGCAACGCGAGTTGTTCCCCATGTGGGTTGAGCTCGGTCCTCGGGGAACTTTGGTAGGGGAATAATAATGGAAGAAGAAATGTCGAAGAGGGACTTAGTCGCCACCCTTATATTTGCGGCGATGCATGCGGCTCCGTCCGAGTCTCGTGCTGATGAGAGATATGCCGTGATCCAAGCGGACCGGTTACTCTCGGAACTAAACCAGAAAGGAAGAAAAGGTAATGAAAGAAATCAAAGGTGAGTTACTGTTTGTCTACGCCGACGACTCGTACATCGTTCCCTATACCGGAACGGTTCGAGGCAATATGGTGGTCGACATGGAGTATGATGCTCCGACCTCGTTGATGGAAGCCATGCAGGCTCCGTTGGCAACCGAGGTTCACGAGGCAATCATGCGGGAGGCCAAGGCGTGACAACTGCTGATGCTCTCGCTTTCGCCTTGATGTGTGTCAAGGCGGTGAAGAAACAAGCAATCGAAAGGGAGGAGAAGTTCAACCAAGAGGTCATCATCCCAGTCATTCAAGACATGGAGAAAGAACTCTGTCTCATTCCTTCGATAGTTGATTCGGCTGGGGGAATTCTGTTCGAAGACGAACGCCCCGATGTTAAGTTTAATCAAGCCCTCAACCTACTCGAATACGCTTATAATAAATTCGAGGAGTTTGAGAGTGATATAGGAGAGGAGACTGAATGGACAATACAGGAAGCAGATTAATCGTGATGGGTATTGCGTTGGCTATAACGCCGTGCGTTATGGCTCAAGATGAAGAGGGTTACCTCGGGATACTTAACAACAATCCTACCCTGATTGATTCGGTTAGTAATGAGTCAGGTACGCTGACGGGAGACTTCTCAACGGACTCTCTGCTGAGTTCTGTCAGAGAGAATGCCGATTGGCAACTCGACGGGCCAGTCGTGGTGTCTACCTCTGGAGAAATCCTAGGTCAACTATCCACGTTTGAGGGTTCCACCAACTCATTGTTCAATGAGACTATCTACATACAGGTACCTTACGAAGACAGATGTGAGGCTTGTATCGGAAGCATGAACAGTCGGTTCTCAACCGAGGGACCCAAGATCTACGACTCCCAGTCAGAAAAACTTAAGGCCCTTATCGAGAAAGATCTATTCAACCCATGAGTGATATTAGTTATGACTCGCTTCGGCAACGAGGCGATGTTACATTTGAAGATATGCAAAATGGTAAAGGCGACTCGCCTCGCAACATGTCTGATCGGTTCTATAAGAACTATCAGTCTATTGATTGGGGTAAGAAGAAAGCAACTGCCAAGCCCGGCAAGAAGCAAGTATTCAGATATCCTAGTCCAAAAGGCTAGGGTCTAACATGGCATCGTGGCGGAAGTTGGCGTCGTAGGTTGCGAACCTGCGAGCCAGCTCCCGCCTCGATGCGACGAGTTGTTTGTCTAACTCACAGATCGATTCTTCTAAATCCTTGGCGTACTCCTCTCCATCCTCGATGTCTTGGAGCACAGCTTGATGTTCGACTCTCAGCCCGTCAATATCCTTGCGTAGCTTGGATACCTTGGTGGCCTCCCTCTTAAACCAAAGGGAATACTTCACGGGTTTTTTCACGCCCTCAATATTCATATAGAAAACGTAGTTGGCTAGTGGCCAACTATCAAATTATTTATTGAATGGAACTGCTTTATTCAAAGCATCACGACGACCACCGCAAGACCAACAACCTTGAACATTCGTCCCGAAAGCTTTATCAATTACCCACGCAATCGGCTGAGCTACGGTATGAACCAGATCCCCAAGGCCACGGGTTCCTTTGGCACACGGCCCGTTGTTATTCATCGCACAAATATAAGCGTGGATTGCGTCAACGATCTTCGCATCCACTTCGAGATGGTTATTCCTACGGTGCTGAACAACAGCGGCAATTAGATCAGCGAAACTACCAGCAGTGATCACTTGCTTGGTGTCTTCGTCCTTGTAGACGAACCCAGAAGCTGGGTGGATAGTCGTGTCCCGCAAGTAATACTGTTCGCTCATTTCTTTTTCGATTTGCCGGCAGCCCTAAGAGCAATTGCTACAATTTGTGCGCGACTCCTTGGCTTCCCCATATCGCCCTTCTCTTTGCCAGACTTTTTATTATCGGCGTACAACTCGCTAATGTTTTTGGAAACGTTACGGCCAAGGGGCATAGGTATTCCTCAAGAACCAATACTCTTTGTTTCTTGCCTCGGCATAAATATCTTACTCGACGCTTTGCTTGTTTTCATTTTCAACGCTGCTGGCCTTATCGGTTCAGCACCCATAGTCTTCGGTCTCTTTTGAAGTGGTGTCGAGTATCTCTGTCTGCCCAGTCCAGAACCACTTACCGGTTTCATTGGGGGGAGCTTCTTGCTTGACTTCATTCCGTACATAAATTTGTATCTACAGGTTTAACCCTGCTTTGGCAATCTAGTATTTGCCCTTACGGCTTGAGGGGCTAGCCAGCTTGGAGCCCCCAGGCCCTGCCCAGAGGTTCTTACAGGCCCAGTATCTAGCACTTAACTTGGTCCCCGGGTTAGCGCAGTTGTGCCTAGCCCTGAACGATTTCCTCGCGGCTGGTGAATAGTTATGGCCGTAGCCTTTAGCCCCAAAGTGTACGATCTTCTCCCGACCACCCTCGCAAGCCTTAACCACACGCTTCTTGCCTGCGATCCACGAAGGCCGTGGCCGGTTGCACGCCATGCTGTCTTTGCTTGGTCTCCCGATCGGCATTAGCCCATTCTCCCGAGACCCGAGTTCCTCGGAAGTCCGGAAGGAACTCTCGGTAGATTCCCGCTGAAGCTCACACTATCCGCAAAAGGAATAGACTCTTCCTCCTCTTCGTCACCTTTCTTCTGGGGCCCACTCAGAAGTTTAGTGAAAGATTCTAAATTGAACTTACCCCCCGTCGAGCTTTCGACTGGTTTCGAAGCTGCGTTTTCTATGCTCTCCGCAACTCTCTTAGCCGCGTTGACGCCTCGTTCTTCTGGAGTCATTTCCATTTCCGCGGCTATCCTTCTAGCAACCCCAGCCCCAACCTCTTCTGGAGATTCGCTGGGTGCGTCTGGCATGGGAGTCACAGCTTCAGACATCTCCGTTCTGGATGCCCCCGTCTCCGGTAAACCGAATCTCTGAGACTCTAGTATAGATCCGAGGGAGTCCGTGTCTCCCCTAAACAATGCCTCTTCCGCTCTCCTCCGTTTAGTTAGACCCTCAAGAGTTTTTCCCCCAGCTTTGTTCCACTTCTTGAATTCGGAAGCAGCTCCGGAAAAGTCACCCGCGTTTAATTTTTTTAGCATGGTGCTATTATCGAAAGCAGTAGGCCCAACGTTATACACAAAGCTAGCTAAGGCGCTGTACTGCTGGCTATTCAAAGGCGCTTTTACCTTTTCCAAAACCGCCGAACCGTATTTGTTCTCAATCAAATCCGGAAGCATCTGCTCCGCCCTTGCTTTATCTATTTTGTATCCTGGCTTTAAGTCGGGGATATCGAAGTCGGTAAACCCATAACCCACCGTTAGCTTTCCCTTTTTCTTTTTGTTGTCGAGATCATAGTAAGCTTCCGGTCTGAACCCCTCGAAAGTCCTGACCAAATCTAAACCCTCTTGCGAGAAACTGGGACGATTTGATGCCCCCGCTTCGATTGCGTCTGTAAATGTATCAGCCATATTATTTTTTTCCTCTCCCTAATCCCTTCCAACTTATCCTCTCCGGTCCCGTCTTCTTTTTAGAAGCCGATGTACACATCGACTTTGTGGGACGGCAAGCTGGGTAGCTCCCCTTGCTAGAATCGGAACGACCACAAGGTCCTCCGGTCTTGCAGTTAACCCACCCCCTGCCCTTGTTTCTTTTGAACCAGCCGTGTAATCCATATTTCTTCTCTAGCTCAAATCCCATGGTCATCCCTCATCGCATCTTGCGCATGCTGTAGTGTTGGCTCAGTCGAATTCCAATCTGACCAACCCTCTTCCTCAAACTCCCAACACCCGCTCATACCCAAAGCAATCGCCGGGATGAGGATCGACCACCACCATTTCATTTAGAATTTCCCCAGTTCTTGGCCCCAACCTTACGACATTTAACCAATGCCCCGCTGGCATAGGCCGAAGGCCATACCTTATACCGAGCTTTGACCTTGTTATAACAAGCGTCTTTGGGTTTAGTTTTTCGACCTAAAGGCATACTCTCTTATCTCCTATAAAAAGACTGGACAGTCCAGTCCCAAACCCCTAACCAAGAAAGGAACTAGTATGAAAAGAAAACGAAAAGAACCAACTGATGTGGTGTTTCCGACAGACGCCTTGGCGAACGCCGCTCGGGGCTTACCGGAAGCACTTAAGGAGCTTTGTTGCCCGGAGTTTTGGTTGTGCTTCTGCTGTTTCATTGGGGTTGCCTGTGCTTATTATTGGGGGACTGCCCTACTCTTTTGTATATTGCCTCGTTCAATTTGGACTATTTTCTTCGGCGTTTAATCCGGATTTCCTGCTCAATCCTATTTTTACCATACTCCCTAGCGTCCCCGGCGAGTTTCTCCAATTCTTTTTGAGCTACCTCTGGGCTACGCGAGGCGAGTCTGGCCAAGGCTTGAGCTTTCTGCGGGGTTAACCGGCGTCGCAAGTATTCTCCGTTATATTTAGAGTAGTTGTAAAACTCTTCTCGGTCCATCTTGCGCTGAACAACCTTGCCCTTTTCAAAATCTTTTATCTTTAGCCCAATGCTAGCGCCAGGAACGAACAGGCCGGCTTTCACTAATGGGGAGAACACCGGGTGTTCTTTTACCTCTGGCACAAATCCAAACCGTCTCATTGTTGCTGTGTAGGGGTATTCTCGAATGGGTTCTCCCAGACGATTGAGCTCTGGTTTGCCGACTACAACGGCCATTGGGGTAAGCCCCATCAACCACCCCGCTGTCGTAGAGTTAAGCTCTTTATAGTCGACGACCCCCACCATACCGTCGGCTCCAATATTAAATGTTTTCGTCATCCACCTCGCAAACCCAGGATTCAAAAACCCACCGGTGTAGCTTTGAATGAGCCGTTTTGCCTTATCCGAAGAATTGCCTCGGTCAGATACTGCTTCAAATAAAGTTTTTGCCCCGCTCAATAATTGCTTGTCAAAGATAGAGTTTCCAATAGACATTGCCGCCGTTGTGGCAATAGTTGCAAGGTCCTCTTCTTTCAGGTTGCCATATCGATACATGTCAGACACCAAAGCCATCGCTCCGAAGATAGTATTAAGGCCTGGGAAATCTGTATGTTTAAAGCGCAACGAGCCAAACTTAACGGTGTTCTCTGTCCAGCCAGATGCTCGGAGTTGTTCCCTTTGTTCCGCGTCTGCAGGGCCTCGTCCAGTTACCGCGAAGAAAGCATCGTCCCAATCTTCATCTATATCTCTGAGTGCAAGACCTATCAAAGTAAACGCTACGATAGAACCCCAAAAGGCTTGAGCCTGTAGCTTATGGAACTCAACGCTTCCCTGTTCGGGAGCCTTGAAAGCATAATTACCCGTACGGATTATATCAAACATGTTTCCGATAGAGAACCCGTAAGCTCGAGCATATCCGTAAGGAGTATAGTTGAGTCCAGAATTAATAATGTTCGCGATCGTCCGAGGAAACGCAGCAAATGGGGTCAGTAGCGGAACTTTCCCCGCAAGTGCTCCCACAATTTCCCCGCCAATATATCCGATCAACCCCTCTGGTCGGTTGTTAAAAGTTGCTTTCTGTGTGAAGTCTCGAATTGCCTGCATTCCTGTTTCTCCAAGTTTACTTTCCTTGGCGATTGTTTCATCCCGCAACTGTTCAAATCTGCGACGCTTGCCCGCCTCTATATTTCTTTTCGTAGACCGATAGGCAGAGCTTTTGGGATCTAGCCCAGCAAGAGAACCAAACTGTTCGTCAGCTTCCTCTCGGTTGACTTGCTCTTGCAAGGCAACTGAAGTGGCACTGTTCCTATCAAAAATTTCTTGCGTTCTTTTAGTGGCTTCTTCGGCCGTCAGACCCTCTGTCAGCAAAGCATATCTAGCCGCCATTCTGGCTTTGGCTTCATTCGCAATGACCGAGTTGTAGGTATCCGCTCCCGCCATAGCCCGCCCGACAATCTTCCAAGCAGCAATATAATTATTGAAGGTCCAAGTTTTGTCCGTATCGAATTTAAAAACTTCTAAAGGAGAAAGCTCAATCTGTTTTTCGTTTCGAAATCTGGTCAAACCGGTAGAGAAAGCGTCACTAGCTTGCTCAACCCCTACTCGGCCTACTGTGTCCCAGTAAGCGATCAGACCCGTCTTAAAGAAATCACCAAACTTCGCATCTTTTCCTTTCGTCTTCGCCAGTTTTTTATACGCATTCGCTTCAGCTAAAAGTTCAAACAATACGTTCAAGTGAGTGGCCCCTAAATTAACAATTTGAGTGGGGGGCCCAGATAAAACTCCAGCTTTCCAAACAGAGGCGGCAACATCAAGATTGCGACCTAATCTAGCCCATCCCCTTTTTTGTTTGTTTACTTTTTGTGCAATGTAAGCTTGAAGTTGAAAGGTTGCCGTGGCTTGTTGATCGGAACCCAAGGGTAAGTTTTGAAGAACATCTGCTTGTCGACGAATCTCTTCCGCTATTGCTGGGTCCCAGTCTGGGATATCATAGCGTTCTGCAATAGCGTTATAGAATTTTTCTTCGTCAAACGCCCCAAGATTTATAAGTTCTAAAAGCTGTTGCATTTTCCCCTTGGGCATAGCTGTTGCCTTTTCCCCAAGCCTTCGGGTAATATTCAAGAGCTGTCTCTCTCCGCTTTCTTTAAGAATTCTTGCGTATCGAGAACTTAAAAATTTTCCTAGAGATTCAGCTTGAGCCGGCGTGAAACCTGGAAACTTAGTCTTTATCACTTCAGTAAGAGACTCGACCGACGCCCCCCTTTGGCTCATGTGTTTACGAGCCTCCGCCTTAAAATCAATTGTCTTACGCAGTAAACTATCAAGGCTATTAATAGCGTTCGGGTTAAACAAACGATTGGCCCTTGCTTCTAGATCCGCCCTCTCTTTTGTTGACAGTTGGGTTTCAGCCTTTAGTTCTTTAGCTCGATTATCTGCGATTATTTCCGCCTGCAACTTAGCCTTTACATCGTTAAAGACGGTCTCGGCAAGTTGGATTCGTTGTACCATGTCCAGCAATCGCTGTTCAACAGATCTCGTGTCTTCTTTGCTGGCTTGGATTGGGTTGGTCTCTTGTCTGAATTGAGCATTAACTAGAGCTCGAACTTGACGCTCCAACTTTTCAAAGGACCCCTTTTCCATCTTTGCTTTATCTGCCCCGAGCGAGCGCATGACCCGATCTGTAATTGTATCAGCTGCGTATTTAGCCAAACGAACCAACGGGGGTAGGATGTCTTTTTCAATTGGGGCTTCCGAGGTTGGTTTCGTACTCTCCGTCGAACCGAAGAAATCAAATACGGTCTGAAGTTCTGCTGGCCTGTCTTTCACGTCCAACTTTTTGCGATCCAGCCCTTCCGCAACCTGAGCTTCAGTCGTCCCGCCACCTGATTTAATTCGGAGTGCGACCAGCTTACCAAAAAAGTTTTTATCGATAGCAACCAACTTGCGGATCGCCTCTTTAGCAGATAAGTTTTTTAAACCCTCCGGTAGAATTTTTGTAACCGCTGCGGGCGAAACCGAGGCTGCCTTCATGCCTTCTAAGTTTGAAACTACATCATCATAGTTAACCCCAAGCCTTTGCAGGTAGTCGCTAAAAGTTTCCCCCTCTGTAGGGCTCATGTCTCCGAATAGAGATAAAAGTTCGTAAAAGTTTTCTCCCTCTGGAAGAGGGGTTTTAATTGGTTTGTCTCCGACCCCAATTTTGGCATCGTCATCTGGAGATTCGGGCGGTTTAATGTAAATCCCATCGACAGCGTCCCCACTAATGATGTCCAAAAGTCTTTCTATTTCAGCTCTGGCCTTTATCACTTCTTGTTTGGTTCGAAGAAGTTCTTCTTGTTGGCTACCTATAGGCCCAGTATAAAGTCCCTCCCAATGGTAAGGGAGGTACAGAGCGTTGTTTGTGCGGGCTGACCTTAAGTTTTGACCAAATTCTGAACTGATTTGCTGGCTCTTAATAAAAACTTCTCTGAGGTTTGTGTCTAAGTAGTTTTTAAGCGCCAATCTTTCTGGGCTCCTGCCTTTCTTTTTAATTTCTTCGTTTACTTTAGATACTCGTTTTCTTAGAGTAACCCCAATTACGCCTAAGACGGCTAACCTTTCTCTCTCTTTCATATTCGGTCGCCCATCCAGAATACGCTTGGCATGCATGACATCGCCGTTAGGCGAGTTGGCTTTAACAAAGTCTTTAGCTAATTTAGTAAGTCCCGCATCGGTAAAAGGATCTTGAATGATAGTATCGATCTCAGCAGCAACGTCCGCCGGCAGGGTAGTCTTGGCGCGAGCTAACGCTTGACTTCGGGTTGGATCGATGGAGGAAGCCAGAACATCAGCCGTCCTTGTCACACCGGCACGGCCAAGCTGTTCGCGCATGCGAGTAAGAACGTCATCCCTCATGTTCGTAAACTGGTCGTTGGTTAATCCGTATTTATCGGTGATTTCTTTTCGCGTTAGAATAGAACCATCTGGGTCCGCGGCGTACGCCAAGACTTCTGTTTCAATCTTAGTTAACCCCAGTGCTTTGGCCGCGGTGGCCAGCAACTTGCCCGCTTCACCTAGCTGGGCCTCAAGGTAAGCTGTGCGTTTTTCAGCGGATACTGCGTCCAAAGAGCTTATCGCCTCGCCATCGGCTAGGGTAAGTTCTTCAAGTTCCTGTCCTTCTTCCGCCAAATTTGTTCTGCCAGTTTCTGGCTCATAGGCCGCAGCAACTGCTTTTTCTTCCAAAACCGGAGAAACTTTTTCTTGTGCGTCAAGTTCTTTTTCAAGGCTGGGCGCTCTAGCCAAGAGTTTTTCGGCACGTTGCTCAGGAGTTAGATCTTCGGATTCAATTGGAGCTTCTGCTTCCGCTTCAATATCTGCTTCTTGCGCCGACTTTAAACTCAACGGAATATTGTAAAAACCTGGAGCCTGAAAACTCGCCACTTCTCTAGTTCTTCTTTTAAGGGTTTTATATTTTTCTCTCAGGATTTTTTTCTGAGCAATTCCGTATAAATAAGTTGGAAACTTAGCTCCCTTGTCTTCGTCAAAGGAACCCATCGCTTCCGGAATAGAAGCGTATACCAAGCTCTCTACCTCAGTTGGGTCTACTGCTGGGAATGACCTCTTCAGTCTCCCAATGATAGTCCTTCTCCAAAGACCTCCCTCGCCTGTCTCTTTATTCCTAGGCCCAAACTCTTTTTGAATCTCTGCTTCGAGCTTGGCGTTTGTGTTTTTATTAAGTCTGTTGAGTTCTTCGGCGAACGGATCAATGCTAGACGCAAGGATGCGCCCAGGTATCGCGGTGTTAATCTCACCCTGAGCCGCTAAACGTTCGGTCGGGGATGAGCTAAGAAGAACCGATAAAATAGCGTCGTGCTGTCTATCTACGAAAGTTTTTCTTTTCTGTACTCCCTTGCCAACCAAGTCTCTAAACCAATTACGCAACGCCCCCAAGATTCTTAAAATAGGCCGAGTCGTGTAACCCCGAACTTGCTCTTCTGTTATAGACCCAAGCTGTCGGCCTTGAATTAAAGCCCGCAAGTATTCTTCTGCTAGTCTTCCCGGACGACCCACGTTGAACTCTTGAACAATTTGTTCTTTAGTTTTTCCCGCTAGGTCTATACCCAAGGACTGAGCATACTTACCAACAACATTTTTAATTTGATCGATTGTCAGGCTATTCTCAATCTCTGCGTTCTGTGCGTCGTAAAATTTAATATATGCTTCCAGAGTAGCCGCTGGGGAAGCGTACACTTCTTTGTTTTTCTCGGGCGGAAAAGTCTGGACAAAAGCCCGAACCATCGCCTTACCGTGGTTGGCGTGAATGACTTCTTCCTCCAGCATAGACGCAAAAAAGTCGGCTGGGTTTAGCGTGAGATCCGACATGAGTACTCTCGTTAATTGGTCTGGGTTAATGTAGAGAGTCCCAGCTTCAAACGGATTACGAGGATCGGCGTAAATGCCCCCACCCCCTTGATAGTTATTTGTGAAAACTAATTTATCAATGTTAGTAAAAGTCTCTTCGAGATTACGACCGGCAGCCTTGGCTTTCTTCAACCTCGCTTTGACGTTGGATAGCCCTAGATTGACGAGCTTTAAAACGGATTCAATACGAGCCTGAGTGGCTTGATCTGGAACTCCTCCGAAAAAAGCAGCAACTGAAGCTGCGTCTAGTTTGACATCCGACCCGAGAACCCCGCCCAGCTTTTCGAGAAGCGCTGTAAGTTTTTTATCCGCTTGGCCTAATCTCTCTTCGAGGGACGTCTGGGTGGTTGGTTCACTCGCTGGAGGTGCCACAGGTAGACTAACTTCTCCAGCCGGTGGCTGTGCCGAGGCGGCAGGGGTTTCTCCGACGACAGGGGCTGGCGGGACGGCGGGAGCAGGGGTTCCTGCTTGGGCTGGGGCTTCGACTTTTTCTTTCGGTGCTTCAATGGTTGGGGTCTTCGGAGTTTGATTACCAATAATCTCTTTTGCTTGAACCCTATCTAGCCCTTCGATGTCCGCCGGTAAATACCCCAGTTTAGAAAGAACTGTAACTTGTTTCTTGGTAGGGGGAAGTTTCTGAGTTACTGGGGCAGTAGTTGGTTTTCCTGCTAGCTCATTGAACATTGTGTCTCTCTTTTGTTCATTGGCTTTATTATAAGTGTCTATCCACTTTCTCATCTCGGAAACAATACTTCTCAATTTGTTAAAGTCTTGATTCCCTAAAGCAATAGCCGCGTCTTTTCCGAGTTTTCCCAGTTTAGTTACTGGTTTATTAAATTTTTCGTGGGCCTCTACGTATTTTTTAAGCTCCTGCTTTGCAATCTCTTTTGATCTTTTTATCTCTGCCTCGATTTTAGACCCGTGCTCTTTCCTTACTCTTTCGTAAACCTCAAACAAAGACGTGGGTCCTTCGGGCTCTCCAACCCTGTCCCTTAACGCCGCCAGTTCTGGTATAGATTTTAGTACTCTGTACTCCGCATTGTCTCGGTACCCCTGTTCAATCTCTTTCTCTAATGTGTCTCTTCCGTCTTGGCCGTACCTTTCAACTTTTCTTATCTTTTCTTCGACATTCGTAATAGCATTTCTTTTTTGTGCTCTATTAGAGAGATCTCCAACATGTTCTAATAGATCTATTAATGATGGAGATGACGCTGTTTCGTCTTTAAGTTTCATAGTCACATCCATCATCACTGATTCTGGCTTCCCCCTTTGACTGTCGGCTGCGTCTGAAATTATTTCTTCCAAATCTTTTTCTTGGGTTGCTGGTGTTTCAGGTACTGGGGCAGGAGCTGGGGTCTCAGCAACAGCCTGAGCTGACGCCGGAGCTACTTGCTCAAGTGGAACTTGAACCGCTTCCGAGATCGGAGCCGTCGTCTCTGGCGCAGGAGCCGGAACACCAGCCTCTGCCCCGGCTTCTCTGACGGCTTCTTGCGGTGTAACCGCCACTTCGGGAGCGGGAGGCGTCGTCTCCAACGCCTGCTCAAACGCTTTGGCCGCCTCTGCCTCGGCTTCTTCTGCCGTAACTTGAGGCTCTAAAACCGGAGGCACTTCAGCCGCAACCTTTGCGACAGGTTCCTTTAAAACCGGAGGTTGTTCCCCTGCTTGCGCTGGGACTTCTTCCCGAGCAAGCACCGGAGGTTGAACTCTTTGTTTCGTGGCTTCGAAAGCAACTTGTACCGCTTGTTTTTCTTCCGTGGTTAGGGTGTCAAAAATACTTTGTTCGCCCGTAAGCACGGCGTTAGGGGCAAGACCAAGAGTTTTTGCTTTCTCCCCTATCGAAAGAACCCCATAAAACTTATCCACTTCATTTCTAGCCAACGCCCGTTCCAACTCCTGCTTCCGAAAGTCAGAGACTTGATTAACTAGAACTTCGTCGGCGGTGGCCGGCGCATTGTTCTCGACCAAGTTTTTGTAGGTCAGGACCCCAGCCTCAACTCCGGACATGGGTAAGCCAACAACTAATTCTTCGGCTACCTCTCGCCCCTTAATATCAATCGGTTGGCCAGTCGCTACTTGAGCTCCGGCTTGGGCTGCAACTTCACCAACCGGTTCTGAGACAACTTGAATTCCAATTTGTTTCCCGACCTCTCCGGCAATTCCCCGTACGCCGGCCTTGGCAATCTCTCGAGCAGGGGTAGCTAAAATAGTCCCGAGCCCAAACGCAGCCAGCCCCGTCGCTCCGATCGCCAAGCCACGGGCATTGGCGTACTTGATGGCATACGTCTTAAACTCTGGATCAGCTAATACTGAAGCAACCGCTTGCGGATCCGTCGGGTTAAGCCCACGCTTTTGGACTTCTTCCTTGATCAACTGATCAACGGTTACCAAAGCATCAGTTGCCCCACCCAAGATAGCGCTGGAATACAAGCCAGCACTTGCTGCACCGGCTGGCCCAGCAACCGCCCCACCTACTCCAGCAATGCCAAGTGAACTGGCCAAGGCTGGGAGATTCGATCCCATGCTTTGCGCTAGAAACGGCAGCGCCAAATCAAACGGGTTCGTTACGATTTCTTTTACCGCCCCAAAAAATCCAAGTTGTTTATTGCCGTACTCTTGGAATTCAGGGCTGATGTATTTATCCTGTTCTTGTCTGTTCCTTTCTGCGATCGCATTGGCTGCGCTCTCGGTATCTGCTACACCAATCAATGCACCGTATCCCGCAACACCAGATTCCAGCGACCTGTAACCAGACTGACCCTGTTGAATCAACTGTTCGGCATAATTTGGTGGTTTGTAGTCTGCTCCTTTGAGCCCTTCTTGTTCCGCAATGCCCGAAAAATAGCTTTTGGTAAATTCTAGATCGTCTTTGGTGGTCAGGTTCCCCGTTGATGCTAAGTAATTTGTGGCGTATTGACGCCACCGGTCGTACAACTCCTGCTTTTCCGATGAATCGAGGGTCTGATATTCAGGATCCGAGGTGTAAGAATCCCAGTTTGTAAACTCTTGGGCTGGAGCTTCTTGAACTTGAGCTACTGGAGCTTCAAATTCTTCGGGGGCTTCGGCAAGTGCCCGTTGTTCTTCGAGGTACTCTTGCAGATCCTCCTCGTTGATCACGGCCATAAAGATCTAAATACCAAAACTTTTGTAGTCCGGCAATGTTAGAGTTTGGAAGTTACCGATGACTTGGAGTCTGCGGCTTGGCTTAATTCTTCTATAATTTTTCTCTGTTCATCGAGCAATGCGGCTTGGAAATTTTCACCTTTTTTGGCTCTCTCCCTTGCTGCTTTCTCCGCTCGGTTAACATTCTTGGAGTATTGAGTCAGCTCTCGAGCTACCGACCCAGCAGACTCTGCAAACTCTAGGCTGGGTTTAACTGCTTTTGCTGCAAAAAGGGCGGGTGCTACACCAGGAATACTCTTCATCGCTGTTTCTGCTGCGGCCCCTACAACTCCGACTGCCCCCTCACCAACTCCGAGTGCTGCTCTAGCTCCAGGAGAAAGTGTAGACTCAAGGGGAGAAGCTCCGGGCGCCGGCGTCGGAGTTGAAGTTTTTGCAGGGGGAACCGTTGGAGGCGTTCCCTGCGGAGCTGATTTCTTCACATCCTCTAGGCTCGGGGCACCCAAAACCCCTCGAGCGCCAGTTCCGGCAGGTGTTCCACTCGGAGTCGTTGAGCCCCCTTGTGAAGAAACCTCTTCGGCTTTTTTGTAATAAAATTGTTGTTGCCTTTGCAATCCAGCAAGATTTGCTTCGGCTGCCGTCTTTTCAATTCCTTCCGGCATTCCGTCAATACTCCCTTGAAGTTCTGTTATTTGTTCCCCAATTTTTGTAGCCGAGTCAATATAGTCTTTCGAAGCTTGAGAAATTTGTGAAACGTTCGGGCCGGAAGCAGACGTGCCAGCTCTAGACGCCCCATACACCCTCGGAGTCTTGGCTTTACGGACAATCTTACCACCCTCCATCGTCAATTCGACATCGGTAGCACCTGCGCCAAAAGCTTCGGCCTCGAACTTACCTTTCGTTTCCCCCTCGATCAAAGCTTGGCGACGCCGAGCAACATCTTCTTGCGCTATGCCCGCGATACGTTTTAGGTTTCGCATCCCAGCGGCGTACGAGACTGGATCCGCTTCTCGGTTTAAGATAATGTCTCGGAAATAAGCAGTCGCGTCTTGGTCTCCGATTTTTTCACCATCCAGCAAACCAGACTCGAAAGCAGACTGAACTTCTGCCTCGTCTTCTAAAGACTTATTAGCTTGGTATACTCTGTATTGGTCATCGTAGGGCTTAAATAGTTCGTTCAGAACTGCGTAAGAAGAGGGGTTCTTGGCAAACAGTCTAAATGCTCTTGCTTTGTCCCTAAGATAGGTCGGGCTATTTCCCCCACTCGGCATCAAATTATCGACCCCCTCGACCCATTTTTCTCTCTGGCCCCACGCCTCTTGTAATTGGTTATAATTTTCTCTGTTCCGGTCAAAGTTAAATTTATTAATCTCATAAGTAACATCACCATTTCGTATGTCCTGATCCTGCCTCTCCCTCCTTAGGACGTAATCCCTATCATTCTGGACAACAAGATTTTGGAATTGTTTTTCCCTGAGGGATATATCTCGGTTAGCGTTCTGGATATTGGTGTACTTATTGATCTGATCCGTGAACAATGCAAAGTTCGCGTTGTCCACGGATTGACTATCTCCGGCTCGATAGGAAACCTCTGCCATGCTAGGGGCTTGGAACTGTGCTGGTAATTGATATTGCTCTGCCATATTAGAACTGGATACCTCCTACGGATATTGGATATTGACCGCCGTAAGATCCTCTGGATTGTGGTACAAGGAAATTATTAAGTGGGTTCATTACGGAAGGACTCGAAGGTGAGAAATAAGAATTTGTTGGGACTGAGAAGGCTTGACCCATAGAATTAAATGCTGTGGATCCCGCGCCCAGTCCCGAAAGCCCTGTGCTTCCACCCCCTCCGCCCAGTAACCCTCCGCCAAATAACGAGGCGCCCATCCCGCCCAGAGAACTGACCGCCCCGCCGGATTGCCCAGCCCCGAGAGAGAAACCACCACCCCCAGCTAAACTCCCTAGACCGCTTCCGAGCATACCGCCCAAAGCCGTACCAACTCCCGGCATAAGGAATGATCCGGCGGCGGCTCCAACAAGACCACCGATTGTTCCAAATAATGCCCCATTGCCTCCGCTTCGGGCTTTAGCCACATCATAGTTGTATTTGTTCATAGCATTTTGGTTAGCCACGTTGGCTTGGTCTTGGGCTTGTTTTAAATCTTCACCACGCAACTGACCAGTCGAGAACAAATAGTTTTGGGTCTGCTGGGGCGATAAGAAGTTAGATAACTCCACAAGTCCTGGAGTATACGCTGCTCCCTGTTGCATCAGCTCCATTGAGGTCAGCCCAAAATCGCGAGCTTGTAAATTCCGAGCCATCCCGCTCGTTGCAGGAACTCCGAGTGCCATCGCTTGTTCGGCTCCCTGCCTTTGCACTTGGGCCTGAACATCAGCGGGTATAGCCCCTTCTAACAACTGGTTGACAAGTGTACTTATCTGGGTTGTCGCTCCAAGTGTTCCTGGCAAACCTGTCTCAAGTTCCTGACGGAACTGTCTATTTACGTTAGAGGCGAACGATGAAAGAGCTGGGAATTGTGCTTCCTGCCCCAAAAACTTTGCGAACGTCTCCGAGAGCGGTACTTCTCTTGGTGCCTGCAATTGTGGGGGTGCTGGTGCCGAGCGTCGACTTCCCATATTAAGCCATCCTCTCCGCTAAAGCCCAAGGCAAGGTGCGCATACGGTCGTCGTATTTGCCCCTCTCAAAACAGATCCAAGAACGAACACCCGAGATAGCCATCGCATTCCGGACAAGTTCGCCCCGAATAGCCTTATCATCGGAAGCCAGTACAATAATTGCAACACCTTGGGATTTAAGATCATTCTTCCACTCTTTGATATCTGAGGGTTTGTCCACAAATTGCAAAGCCAAAACCCCATCAACTTTACCCTTCGAGTTCTGGTGTACAATTAACTGACCCAAGTCCGCAAAGAATTTGATCATTGCCTTTAAATCCTTACGGTTCCAATGCCGATAGAAGGGGATTTTCTTTTCGACGTAGGTTGTCACTTGACCATTGATATCTTTCATTTTAAGCCGTTCGTCAATAATTGGTTGCGTTACAGGATATTGGGAATTTCGCCCATAGCGAAGCCCACACCCTGAACCTGCATGGTGAGTCTAGCACCACCCCGCTTCTCAAGAAGCTCAGCGCGAAGGAGTTCGACAGCTTTGTTTTCATGGAAGGTGAAAAAGTCTGGTTTTTCCGCTTGCATCAAGGCCGTGACCATTTCTACCAAGGCAGGGTAGTTCTTGATTGTCATGTACGAATTATCATTTTGTTTTGGGATGAATCGTACTTTTGCTAAAATCGTTAGCGGGGAAGTCGGTTCATTGTCCTCCGGCTTAGTCACAAAATATTTTCTTTTCGGGACGGTTGTACCCAGAAGAGCATCGAATACGAACTCCTCGCCCCTGTCGACAAGAACCGCTCTCTCGTATTCGCTGTTAGCCGAAGTCCTATATCCAGGGCCGTTCTCATGGAAGTCATACTCCCGAGCAAAGAGGTTCACCCTGTCGGAATAGAAAGAAGCAAATAGAATAGAGTCAATTTCGGTAGGAAGATAAATTTCCCCAGTAGCCGAAACATCTACGGTAAACTGCTGGATAGTGCCGAACCACTTCCCTTTTGTCATCAAGTGTTCTTCGGCTCTGTCTATCGCGTGGAACAGTACAGCGTCGTCCGTGTGGAGACCATCTTTGAGATCCAAGGCCATTCTTGCTCGGGTAAAGCCCATCGTTCCTTGTTGTGATCCGCTGACTTTGGATTGGTAAGCAACTCTTCTAGCACCCTCTAGGGTTTTATCTAGGATAATAGATAGACGTTCGACAGCTTTCGCTTCGAATGTTTGTGCTAAATCTAGTTGCCCGTTTTGTTCTCTCCAAAGACCAAGAAGCATCAGACGGAGTGCATCCAAGTCTTGTATGATTAGGAGGTCGGTACTTAAAGTGGCTGGTCGGAACTGGAGCTTCCCAGTTACTTCTACGAAAGATGGAATTGGGTTAACACCCGATACTTCGTATTCGCGGTAGTTTGAAGAACTTGGTAATCTATTTATCTTTACCAAGGAAGTATTGTCAGTTAGGAAAGCTTGCTCGGAGTTGGTCAACAATCCAGCGGTAACGTTGCAGGTGGCTACTCGAAGAGCCGTGGCCAGTCCAAAGTCCGCAAAGCTATTAAGCGCACCGCCGGTATAATCAGGAAGAGTAAATGTATAGGGAGGGATGGGGTTTACAGGAACCGAGAATTTCGCCAATACACCCAACCAAGTACGCACCGCATAGAGGCGTCTCTGCGCCTCGTTAATACGGGCGATCACTCGGTCGTCGGTAGGGTAGACTCCGTTATCGACGTAAGTGGAAAGGGCAGCCTTGGCTTCTGCTAGGGTGATGGCCATGGCTTAGTTGAGGATCTCAGGCCAGACGGCTTTGATTTCCTCAGGGGTAGTTCCAGGAATTGGGGTATCGGTTACGTCACGAAGTTCTTGTTTCTTTAATGCAATCTCAGCCTGCTTCTCGGTGTCAGTAGTTTCAACTGCCTTCATAAACTCAATGTCGAGAGAAACAAGCAAAGGCTTACGAGCCTCACGCCACTTGTCTTTCCAGATTGCTTTGGCTTTATGTGAGTTGATTAAAACCTCTTTTTCAGAATACTCCCAAGCTTCCCGAAAAGTCCTGTCTTTTGGTACTTTTGATTCGTCAACAATTGAAAATTCGCTTCCTTCTGGAACATCTTTTTTTGAAATTTGTTCAATATACAATTCGGTTGACAAAGCTGGTGTTACAACTGCTACGCCGTTTAATGTTCTGTAAATTATTTTTTTCATATTACTCCGAGAAAACAACGCAGCTAATATTGCAATCTTGTGCATTGCCAGCAATATTTCTGCTTTGATAAGTAACCGATGCTGCCGTTAGGCCAGTTCTTTCAATCCCCCCCATCGCCCCCGCAGCATGATTTGTGGCAACGGCAACAGCGTTTGTTGATGCGGTAAAATTAAAATTCAATTGCAACAAACCTGATCCACCGTCAGTAACGGAAGAAAAGCCAAAACTTCCGCTTTGAAGCGTTCCACCGTTTACCGCAACACAAAAAGCCTTTGCAGTTCGTTTTGCCACGTTGTTCGCTGCGGTTGCACTTGTCGATAGCATTGGGAAGGTGACAGACCCAGCCGGAATCTGCCCCGCCATATTAGCCCACGTAATCTTTTTCAACGATGAATAAGAACCACCACCAAGAGTACCAACTAAAAATAAATCAGAGTTAACCAAAGTTGTTATCGCAGTCTTATCCGAAATCAATCTCTCGTTAGAACTCACACCACCCGCAAAAGGAAAAGGTTCGTACCCACCGGTTGCGTCGTTGTATAGATTTAAAAGTGGGGTATCTCCGCCGGCCGTGTTGATCCAAACAAAATCGGTATTCGGGGAAGGACTTGTCGCGCTGTATAAAACCTTACTGGAAACGGCGAAAGCTGGAATGTCCAGATACTGGGCAAACAGATCCAGTAGTTCCTGCGGGGTTCCGTAGCAAGCTCCTGATGGTAATGTTCCGGGGATTAAAGACATAAATTAAAAGAGGATGTTGTTCCAAGTTGCGTAATAACTGTAGGCATAACCGTTTCCTAAAGACCAATTTCCGTTATAGCCGCAGGTATAAACTTTCCCATCACTCATCAAGACTCTTGGGTTGATGACGTGTCCGTAGCTGTCAACTCGGAAATCAACAATGGTTGCTACCCCAGGATTTAAATTCGTCTGTACCCAAGAATTTCTTTGGGTCGCTGACCCGTCTCCCAACTGTCCGTAATCATTTCGGCCACAGACGTAAAGAACCCCGTTCGCGCCTAATAAGTATGTGGTGAAATAATTATTAGCTCCGGCTAAAACTAATTTAACTGCTGTCGTTCCCTGTGTGGCCGGATTCCAAACTTGAACAAAAGTTGAATTGGTACCGGCTGTCCCGTCGTTTCCGAAATTTCCATGTCCGCTGTAACCGGCGGCCCATACTGAACCATCCGATTTTCGGATCATCGTGTAACTGTAGGAAGTATTTCCAACGGGGACATAGATATCAACAGCCCCGCTGGACATGACTTCGTTAGCATACCCAGCGTTTGTGGCAGTGGTGCCCCCAGTCCCCCGTTGACCGTGCCCGTTATACCCAGATGTAAATACTTTACCTTGATCGGTTAAGAGAACTGTATAGCAATAAGAACCATCACCAGATCCGAGTGCCTTAATCACCTTTCCTTCCGCTCCGGCCCCCAATGGAGTACCGGCGGATTTTAGATAGTACCCAAAAGTGGTTCTATCCGTTGTATTGCCTTGGCTGAGTTGCCCGTAACCGTTGTATCCCGAACATAAAACCTGTCCGGTGCCGGCTTCAATCAACAAGGATGAAGCGTAAGTCTGACCGCCAATGAGTTTAACATCGGTCAGCGTATTTCCGCTTGCAATAGCAATAGGGGTTGCCACATTAGCGGCTGAGCCATTCCCGAGGGGGACGTAATTCTGGTAACCCCAACCGTAGGCTTTCCCGTCCGCTGTCCGAGCAATAACGGTTGTGGCCGTGCTGTTCGCCGTATACGAAAGTTGAACTACTGGCTTGTTCCCGAAGAACGTGGAGGGGATTTGGTAGAGCACCGCGAGATCACTTGTTCCCGCTTGGCCGTTTCCATTGTTAGCCCCACTCCCACAACTATAAACTCGACCAAGCGTGTCAATCATGTAAGTGTTGCTATATGCTCCGTATATCTTGTAAGGCTTTACATAAGATCCAGAGCTCGTGCCAACAGCGCACTCCGAAGGAAGAGGGTTGCTAGAATTGCCGACACCGGTTGCATTCTTGGTGTAGTTGTTATAGCCAACCACTTTCACTTTTTTATCGGCCGTGATAAAAAATCCAGCTTGCTCTGAGCCGACACCTAGGTTCCCATCGTCTTGCGCCGCCAGTCCGCTGGTAATAGCATAAGCAAAAGCTTTAGCCGTTGTCCCAGGGCTGGCGTCAATGGTGACAGTTGGATCTGTGATATAGCCTGACCCTGGGTTCGAGACAGCTATGGAAGTTACGGCACCCCCAGTCAAAGTAGCAACAGCAGTTGCGGTGTTACCAGTCGGGGAAGGGCTAATCACGACATTCGGGGTCGACAAATATCCGGAACCCTGTTGGTACACAACTATATTTTCCACCGAACCATTAGTTATGACGGCTGTTCCAGGCCTAGCTGTCCCAGCATTTTGTAGATAAATTTGATCGATCGTAGTAAACTTAGAAATTGTCAGAGAATTCGCGGCAAGCTTTACGTTTGTCACAGCCCCGTCCGCAAGCTTGGGGGTTGTTACCCCAAGGTTATTAATCTTATCCGTGACAACAGCCGAATCTTGGATATGGTTGGATGTTACCGCACGGTTAGCGTTATTGGAAATATCAGCCTGCAACTTGTCAGCGGTAACAGCGTCGTCAACCAGTTTTGCCGTGGAAATCGAATTGTCAGCGGGTAAGAAAAGACCTGAAGACTGTGCGGTCGCAAAAGAAAGTCTCTTAGTGACAGCGCCTTGTACGATTGGTATCTCGTCTGTAATCTGAGCCGAGGTCGCGACGGGTAAGGCTGAAATCCTAGGCATTGAAATCTATATCCAAAAGAAGTTGCTTCAAGTCAAGTCAATAAGACAATATCGTCTTCCGTTAAAATAGATAAATTGCTTTCTGTCAAAATTGCTGCTGAGGTGGGGATGTCGAGGACATTATACCCGGGTGGGCAGCACTCTAACTCAAAACATGAGGATACATCTTCGGGCATTATAGGACCTCCAAAGTATCGGTACCTTGGTACTGTTCCAAAATTCTTTGCCCCAGCATCAGGATTCGGTTAAGTTCGAAGTGACCAGTAAACTCTAGCCTTAGCTGAAAATCGTTACCGTAGGTAAAGGGACGAGAAATAATTGGGTCTGTAACCTCCGGAGGAGTCGGCATGCGAATCTGAGGTCGGTACTGGGGTTGTAAGTTTTTGACTGTAAAGTTACTCAAACAAGAAGAATCCCCAGCTAATTTGACAGGGAGAAAAGTCAAATCTAAGCCGAAGACAGCGGGGGAACTCGGGATATAAGGAGCTTCCCACGCTACTGTCACATTTTCCCACCAATTTTGAGGAACTAACGTGTACTCTTCCCAATTAGGCAGGTCCCCGATACCAATGGTAAAACAGTAGTTAGGAAAAGTACCGGTACGGACGACAAGGTTAACTGTGAAACCTGCGGCTATAAGGGCGTTCTTGATCTCGTTGGCTTGAGAAACAGGGTCATCCGAAATCGCGTATTGGATTGGCCCAGTAAAGACTCCGTCTTTTCCGAGCTTGTAGAAAAAAGAAGACGGACTGGAGGAGGAGAAACAAAGTGTGGAGGTTTCATTATTGTTGACTGTAAATAAGACTCCTGGATTGATGCAAGTATCCACAGTGGCACATCTGGAAAAAGAGTGCCAGCTTCTCCAGCAAGGGTACTGGTCTGGTCTCCAATAGACATTGACATCTACACGATCGAGAATATCAGATAACCAAAAGTCGGCACGAATCATTTTCTTCTGCTCGGACGGTGTACCAAAAGAATACGCTCTCGTCTCCAAGATTGATTGAATTCTTTGGGCACCTGTGGACAAGGGGTGATCAAATGGGGCGTCGGTGGTAAGTTTCCACAGTACATTTAACCTCTCATTTGTGAAATCGTAGGCAAACGCAAAAGCCTCTGGACGGCCGTTAACCAAACCTGAAACAAGCTGTAACACATTGAGGCCACCCCACATTCCGTCGTAGCTAGCCGATCTTTTGGCCCCAACCGTGGATAGAGTAGTGAAATCAAGAGCTACAATCTTAGAAAATGTGACTGGCTGTTTCGTTGCGACCGTGGGGTTAAGCCCAGAATAATCAATACTTGGGGATGCGGTAAATAAAAGACGGTTATCAAATGTAATCGCGCTGACTTCGGTCAAAAGACTCTTTGTGTCGTAGTTCAAAACTGAATTCATTTCGGCAGATATCGGTACTTGCCCGAAGCTGTTGATTTCCGCTCTGGCATTACGATACGATCGCAAGCCGTCGAACGAGCGGAAGAAAACGTCTCCGTTGTCAGTCGCTAAACAAGTAGGACCAGTAGCTCCGATCGATTGAAATACAACCCGTTGGAAAGCAGCTACTGACTTCCATTGGTCCCTAGGGGTGGAAACTGCGAAAGATGCGATGCCGCGATCGCAGAACACAAGAAGATCTCCTTGACCGGTCGAAGTGTCTTGCACGGGCATAAAGATCATGGCGTTGATTCTGCCGTTGAAAGACGGAACTTGGAGGGCACCGCCTTCGGCTAAATAAGTTGTCTCGGTAAAACGAAGCAGATCCGATTCTTTTCCAACATTTGCTTTAGCCGCATAACCGCCTGTCCCAGTCGCAACTGTTCCGGTTGCATTCGCCAAGTTAATCACAAGGGTCGACCCAGTTGTCCCAGTTGCACAAGTCCAAGTTCCGTTAGCTCCGTTACTAGAGGAATGACCGTAAACCGAGATAACGTCCCCTAAAACAAAACCATGATTACCTACTGTAGTGAAAGTGTAAGTAGCAGAAGTCGCTGTTGTAGCTGTTCCAGAAGTTATAGTAACCTGTTCAGTACTGCCACCATACACGAGATCGCCTGCCGTAATTTCAGTTCTGTCTGGGGAGGCCACAAAAAGACGACCTTGTCCGTAGGCCATGATGGTTCCGGGGTCGATGGTGTGAAGCTGTGAGGCTGCTCCTGCGGAACCAGCGGGGCCAACTCCAGAGCGATACAAATTATCTCCATCCCAAATCAACGCTACGTTTTTTCCGTTCTGGATGATCATGTACTTTTCTGCCTGAACAAAATAGCACTTCTCAAAAGGATCTAGGGCAGCCGCTACCACGGGATTTCCCGAGCCGTCCAGAGGATATACTCGACTAACTTGGTAATTGCCGAGATCAATCTTAATAACGTTACCACCGAAGACTCCGAGGATACAGGAGTTGAAATTCTGACGACGCTCTAGGTAAAAGGCGGAACCTTGGAAATATTGGGTTGTGAAAATATCTAAACCTGAGTTGGTTCCGCTAACCAAAGAAACTTGGCGAAAACCGGGACGACTGCTAGGGCGGCCACCACGGAACGTAAGGTTAACTGCTGTAGCTACAGAGTTCCCGTTGATCAGAGTAGGGGAAAGGCTCGAATCCATCCCACCCGAAAAATCCTGTTGACCTTCAAGGATTAACGTAGAGTCAGCGATGGGCATAAAATATATCTAACTGATTTGACCTTGCTGGGCAACTAGTCTTTGATAACAGCCCAGTTATCGCGCCATTTCGAATTGGGTTCCAAATAGATAGACTTGGTCTTGGGCATCTTACTCCGAGGCATTACAAATAATGCGTCTTGGCCTATATGATAAAATATGAAGGTATCACAATCGCTTCGGCTATAGATACTCTTAGCTCTATGCCCGTGCATCTTGGACGCCCACCCATACCCAGGACCCTTAACCGCTAAGAACTTGATCTTCCTCCTACGTTGATCTTCGTTCCCGATGGTGGACTTCACTTGGATACGGTGGAGTTTACCACCCCAATCCGATACCAAGTCATACCCAGAATCAAATACCGGAAGGCTAACTAGGAAACCATGTTCCAATAGCTTGGCCGAAACTCGTTGCACTCCTACGGCACCGATTCTTAAACTCATAACCAATCCTTTGCTAACAGGGAATCCAAGAGACGCCGGCGTCGATATACGCCATCTCCGTCTCTGCTGCCCCCGTTATTGGTGTTGCCCTCAATCGTTATGGCAAAATCGCCGGATACCCTCTCGATTAATCCCGTGTGCCCCACTCTTTTAAGACTTTGAAAATAGATCCCGAAGGTATCTGCCTCGGTGGGTAATCGACCACGCCCTCGATCCCAGTTCGGTTTTTTGACGAAATCAGGCGACCACGCACTTCTCGGGTAGGGATTACGATCTCTCCCGAGGGCAGAGTCTCCAACCCAGACGACGTAGGCTGCGCACCACGGGGCGCCCGACCCTCCGAGCCCGACGCTTTTGAGGATTTCTTCGACGTCCTCCCCGTCGTTTTTGCCTGTGGCTTCTTTGATCCCAATAGTGGTTCTTGCGAATCCAATGATCTTTTCGGGTCGAGGATCTTTCGGATTAGAATTTCCCACTCCAGATCCTGCGAAGAAAAGAAGCACCGCAAGAATAGTCTCTTGAGGGAATAGAACATTTAAGAGCCTCTGGTACACAGAGCGAATGTAATCAAAAGCCCGATGAAGAGATAGACCAGTAGCTTAGCTTTCGTCTCGGGGTGTAGGATGCGGAAGTCGTCGGCAAACGCCTCGGTGTCCAGATACTTGTCGAAGGGCTTCCAATCGAAAGCGACGACGAGCCACACCATGAATACCCCTAGTAGAAATTTGACTGACCCAAACACCAGTAAATGTAGGGCTCCGATGTCTATAATCCCCGCTGTGGGGTCGATATGCCGAAGGAGGGGTCCTAGCCCAAAGAACAGACCAAGAGCACCCAAAAGGGCTATTAGGCCCTGTACGTTGGTCTTAAGGAAGTTCACCAAGGAATCCCTACAAACTTCCTAGCCACGAACATGATACCCCCGAAGATGAAGCCCCTAAAGATCCATAGCCCTAAAGCGATAAGGGCACCTCGGTATATCCACAGTTCCTTCAAGGCTTTTCTTTGCTTGGCTTTCCAGTCGTTGGCTTCTTTAGTCATCCGTTCGTAGTCCCCCGCTTGAGCTTCACAGGCAGCTTGAGCGGAAGAGAGTTGAGACTTTAGACTGCCGAACTCTTTCTTGATGGCGGGCAGATTCCCAGAGTTGACTGCCTGTTCGACGGCATCGACCTTGCGAGTAACCCCACCAAACTCAGGCGAGCCCTTGGGTTTAATTGTCGAGCAACCTGCCAACAGCAGTAACGGGAGGATTAATAGTTTCATGGGCTTAATATAGCTCCATGCGTAATAATTACGAACCAAAAAGATGTTTCCTCAGAACAGGACCAAACCAAGATACGCAGGCAATAAGAGCACCAAATATAGCTGACTGTTTCCACCAAGCCTTCTCAACCGACCGAATACGACCTTCGTGGTCTCCTAAATGAGATAGAGCAGTATCGAGCTTCGTTTCGATACGAGCCAGCCTTTCGTTATCTTTAGGGGCCATTGTACGAAAAACCAATAAAGGGATGTCTTTATTAATTAATTGTCGGCCAGCCACTCGTCACCAGCCGCGACAGCATCTTCAAGAACGCTAATGTCTTCGGCATCTGTCCAATCAACTCGTTCAAGGATAATACGAAGATGACCCACGTTTCTCGTAATGGCATCTCTTTTTTCTTCAAGGGTTTGACCCTCGAGAAGATCTTGGTTTACGTAGCGATTAATTAAACCGGCCGAATCTAGCGCGGACTTATAGTGTTGCGCTGGCGAAATACTGTCTTCTGATATTTCTGTTTCCATATATTTATCCTTTCAGCTGGTTTTCTAATTTGGTTACTTTTGCAGAAAGTTCCTTGATGGCCTGTACAAGCACTGGGATCAATGTCCCATATGCAGCCTCAAGTTTTTCTGGATTCTCTTGACTCACCAAGTTTGGAATAACAACCCCAGTTTCTTTTTGAGCCTCAAGAAGTTCTTGTGCAATAAAACCAGAATCAGGGATATTAACCTTCGCCTTGTCTCTGGTATCCCAAACAAAACTTACTGGCCTTAGTTTGCCAACAAAATCAAGCCCAGCAGAAAGGTCTCTTACATCACTCTTGTCCCGCCCGTCCGAAAGGTTTGTGAGCGGAGCGTAACAGCGCAGTAGGTTGATAGCAGAATTCCCAAGTGTTATTACGTTGCTTGCAGTTGAGCTTGCACCTACTGCCTGATAACCAACGAATGTATTATTTGTTCCAGTTGTATTGGAATTTGTTCCAGTTCCCTGTCCAGCCTGCTGTCCGATAGCTGTGTTAAAACTTCCAGTTGTATTTGAGTAGAGGGCTCCATATCCATCAGCCGTGTTGCTGGATCCAGTTGTGTTATTTTCGAGAACACTTACTCCAGTAGCAGTATTAGAACCTCCAGTTGTATTGTCTTTAAGAGCAAGTGCGCCACTAGCTACGTTACTGGATCCAGTTGTATTGTTGTAAAGGGCTTCGTGACCACTAGCTGTGTTATAGCTGGTATTACTAGAAGCAGTACCAGTACCGGTACCAACTCCAGTAGCTGTGAAAACAACTCCAACAGTATTTGAAGCTGCTCCTATTAATGTAAAATCAGTAGTGCCAATAGACTGGATAGTGTAAGAAACTCCGATAACAAAACTGCCAGCCGTGGCAACGATTCCGTTGTGGTAAAGTGCTGTATTGCCAATGGCCGTGTTATAATCCCCAGTTACATTAAGGCGAAGAGCATTGGCCCCATCCGCTGTGTTGAAGTCCCCAGTTGTGTTAAGGAGCATGGCGTTTGCTCCCGTAGCTGTGTTATTGCCCCCAGTTGTGTTGGCTCGGAGGGCATTGACCCCAGTAGCTGTGTTAACAATTCCAGTTGTGTTGCCTTGTAGGGCTTTGTCTCCTGTAGCTGTGTTAGAGGCTCCAGTTGTATTAGCGGTGAGGGTAAAATATCCATTAGCTGTGTTATTGTTTCCAGTTGTGTTGGCACCAAGGGACTCACTCCCAATAGCCGTGTTATTGGTTCCAGTTGTGTTGGCGTCAAGGCTTCTATACCCAAAGGCCGTGTTATTGCTTGCAGTTGTGTTGGAGTATAGGGCTTGAAATCCACTAGCTGTGTTGCTTCCTCCAGTTGTGTTGGATTGGAGGGCTGATAGTCCACTAGCTGTGTTATTGGTTCCAGTTGTGTTGGCGTCAAGGCTTCTATACCCAAAGGCCGTGTTATTGCTTCCAGTTGTGTTGGAGTAGAGTGCTTGAAGTCCACTAGCTGTGTTGCTTCCTCCAGTTGTGTTTAATCTGAGGGCTTCCACTCCACTAGCTGTGTTAAAACTTCCAGTTGTGTTGTTTTCGAGGGCTCGAGATCCACTAGCTGTGTTGTTGATTCCAGTTGTGTTGGAGAGGAGGGCATTGAGTCCAGTAGCTGTGTTATTGTTTCCAGTTGTGTTGGAGTATAGGGCTTGAAATCCACTAGCTGTGTTGCTTCCTCCAGTTGTGTTGGCTCGGAGGGCATTGAGTCCAGTAGCTGTGTTGCTTCCTCCAGTTGTGTTGGATTGGAGGGCATTGAGTCCAGTAGCTGTGTTGTTGATTCCAGTTGTGTTGTTTTCGAGGGCTTGAAAGCCAGTAGCTGTGTTATTGTTTCCAGTTGTGTTTAATCTGAGGGCTTCCAATCCACTAGCTGTGTTGTTGCTTCCAGTTGTGTTGGAGTAGAGTGCTTGAAGTCCACTAGCTGTGTTGCTTCCTCCAGTTGTGTTGGATTGGAGGGCTTCCACTCCACTAGCTGTGTTGTTGGCTCCAGTTGTGTTGGAGAGGAGGGCATTGAGTCCAGTAGCTGTGTTATTGTTTCCAGTTGTGTTGGAGTATAGGGCTTGAAATCCACTAGCTGTGTTGCTTCCTCCAGTTGTGTTGGCTCGGAGGGCATTGAGTCCAGTAGCTGTGTTGCTTCCTCCAGTTGTGTTGTTTTCGAGGGCTCGAGATCCACTAGCTGTGTTGTTGATTCCAGTTGTGTTGGCTCGGAGGGCATTGACCCCAGTAGCTGTGTTACTGGATCCAGTTGTGTTGGAGAGGAGGGCATTGAGTCCAGTAGCTGTGTTATTGTTTCCAGTTGTGTTGGCGAGCAAAGTATCAAGACCAACAGCAGTATTCGTACTAATACTGCCAGCCCCTCTGCTTAAACTAGTCTGATTTATCTGGCCGCAGGCGAACTCTCCAGAAGCCCCTCGGAGAACAATCGTACTCGGAGTGTTGACAGAGGTAGCAGTAGTGGCAGCATTCGAAACTTTTCCAGCGGTTGAAATTGTGGCTAGTTTTGTGTCTACAATTCCAGCACTAGCATTAACATCAGCATCAACAATTGAACCTGCGGTAATTGCCGAAGCGATTGCGATATTGGCGGAGCCGTTGAAAGAAGTTGCTGTTCCAGTTATATCGCCAGAAATCGCAATTGTCCTAGCGGTTGCGAGAGTGGTTGCAGTGCTGGCATTACCTGTCAGAGAACCTGTGATAGCTCCAGTCACGCCCAGAGTTCCGGCAACAGTCGTATTACCCGAGGTGGCATCCACAGTAAATTTGGTGCTATTTACATCAAAATTCCCAACCACTGAAGCTGTCCCACCAACAACGAGAGTGGTTGGGTTGAGTGACGCAGCAGATAGTGAGCCGAGCACATTCACATTGGAAGAAAACCCAGCAGCCCCAGAAACATTCAGAGTTCCAGCAACAACAGTATTTCCAGTCAGAGCCGCGACCGTAAACTTATTTACACTTACCTTAAAATCACCGGCGGTGTCAAAAGTGCCAGCAACGGCGGTATTACCGGAAGAAGCAACCACGTTAAATTTATTGGTGTTGACCGCGAAGTTACCGGACGCAGCTAAAGTACCAGCTACAGACGCCCCAGCGGTGCTTAAGGAAAGAGCTGACGATGTCCCGTCGCCGTCCTCGACTATAGTCGGAGAAGCAGATAGGCCACCAGCGGCAGCAGTCTTAAGCAACTGCGGGTAAGTGCTGGCAATTGTTTGTCCGGTTAATGCTGCCATAAAGGTCTCCTTATCTATCCTCTACAAATCAGACATTGTCAACTTCTGTGATCTTCACAAACCACTCGTCATTCTCGTCTTGGTACAAAGTAATGAAACCCTCGTCGCAAAGATATTTGATGCAGGCCAAGAGGTCTTCTTCTTTGGGGGTTGAAGGCATTATAGCTCCTTAATCCACCTAAAGGTCTCTGCGATCTGGCGAGAAAATTCTTTTCCCAATACTTCGTCCCAGTCTTTTTTCAATGGCTCAACCTTATTGCGGATAGTGTGATCGCCATATGGCCATCCGAGTTCGTGTTCTGTAGTATATTGTCCCACATTATCAAAGTCGTGGCTAGGTGATTCTAGTCCCAAATAATTCCACACGGCTTCCATCGTTTCCTTTGGTTCCTTGGTCAAGGATTCAAAGTGAACAAAATGCAGTTTATCTTTACGCCTTTTAACCGCATCCGACAATCTTTCTACGGCAATACCAAGTGGAGGAATGTTGAGCCAGCCTTGAGCTCTCTTCTCTACAGTAGTCCAATTTTGAGGGTTTTGTTTTTCAACGCCAGTAAGGGGAAATGGATGCTTCTGCCATTTCTTTTCAAAAGAAGAAA